CCGGCCGATCAAGTACCCAATGAAAACGGAACAGCCGACAATCACGACCATGCTAAAACTATCCATTTTTTAACCTCCTTGCTTGATCTGTCTTAATTGTAACGCCGATCAGTTTCAAATGCAAGCCCCTTTTTAATTTTTTCGCTTTTTTGTTTTTGCTGCTTGTTTTCTCTTACGGTAAAAAAAACTTATAAATCCTTGATACTTAAGCGTGTAAGCGGTACATCGATATATCTATTTCTGCTATTTTCTACTATATAATAGGGTCTAATTTTGCGTTTCTTTTTTGCCTTTTACCTGTTTTTTGGTTATCTAAAGGAAGAAACTCGCAAAAATCGATCTCAAAACCCCGGAAAAGACTGATCTAAAGCCGTTTCTAGGGCTTTTAAGTATTTTTTTAGCTGCTAAAAAAATACCACCAAAAAGCATGAAACTTGAAAGCGCTTTTAAATGAAAACACTTTCAAAAAATGCATATCACTGAAATATAATAACATAATAAATTTTGGTGATATTATAAAAACCGAACAAAAAAGCACAAACAAAAAACTTTTAAAAAGACCTTATACACACATGAATTTTCGATAGTATATACACACGTATACACATGCAAATTTTTGGTGGATACACACGTACGCACACGCAAAATTTTCGGGGGTGTGTACATGAAAATTCTGGGGAAGAAGTACGTAGCATAATATATAACTTTTCATTGCTTTCAGGTGCAAAAATTTTTAAAGAACTTAAACCAGAGTATTATTTCTAGTAACTTTTTGATAACATTTTTAACCTGTCTTTAGCATCGACTTTACATCCTTAACATCAAAAGAATTAAAAAGCAAATAGCTTTTTCACGACTTCCCCTCAGAACGATTATTAAAGGGCCTATCAGCCGTTTTTTGCGTTCAAAGTAACTTCCACAAGAACGTAGCGCAAATCATGTCTAAAATCTAAAAACGGTATATTCCTGATACGTTTGGAGATTTAATATTAATCAGAGTAACATACCAAAAGTTAAATGATTCGTAATAAAACCTGTTCTAATCTGATGTAAAACTACTTGACAACCCACCATATAATTGTTTTTTAAGCAAATGAAACTTTAACAGCGCCATTAGATTTAATTTAACTTCTTGAAAGCTAGCAGAAGATTTATATCCGATCTTTTAACATAATGGGTATAAGTAGTCATTAGAGATAAACAAGAGGCTTAGAAAGCAGATATTAACGTCTAGGCGCATCTGAGTGTGAAGGTAGAGCTATTCCTTGCTTGCATTGTGTTGCCTACGGCAAGCGTGGCGTTGAAAGCTAGTATGATAACGACACGATGGATGCCAGATAGTCTATACGATCACATTTGTAAAACTTTTTTTGAAAAATCTAGAACTAATTACGTTTTTTCTAGAAGATACGGGGGATAGAGAAACAAGACAAAAATTTTTAAAGAAGTTTTCTAAAAAAGACAACTTTAAAGTTGAAACTGCACTCAAAGTAGTGTACACTAGATAGTAGCTAGAATAGCACGGTGAAAAAATAAAAAATCGGTTCAATTTTAACCTAATCTGCAAAAGATTATTTTTTGTACTATACTAGACTTATACAACTGAATAGTGCAGATCAGCTCATTAATGTGATCGTGTGCGGAAAACTCACCGCCAGAACTTGGTGCGAACCCAAGAGAACCAACGGAGTAAGTGCCTAGCTAGTTTGTCTCACTTCAAGCTAGTTGGGTTGCGTCAGCGAGTAAACAAAGCAAGCTCGCACCTAAGCTGTGGAGACACGTAAGACTTGGGAAATACCTAAACACATTTTGTGCATGGTTGAAAAGCTTTGGGTGGTAAACATGCGGCTGGCTAGGAGAGCGTCCTAGTAGTTGAGGATAAGCGTCATGGCGTAGTAAGTCTTATCCAGAAGGCAAACAGCTTGCACGGTCAGAATGGGATACTATCTTTTTTAGGGGAAACCCTTTGCTCTGAGGCTGACTATAGCAGAGTTTAAGATAGATGACCAGTTAAAGTTCTTCTTCCTTTTGCTTAGTTCGGAAAAAAGAACAAGCTCTTTATGAGCTGCTGGCAGTCAAGTGAGTGTACTAACTAAGCGGGAGATGTTTTTTATTTTCCTGCTGGAGTACAGACTTTCCTTTTTTTATTGCGATAGGGAAAGTCTGCTCTCCAGTAGGGGGAGATGATTTGCTTTATTTGATTTCTTATCTCTTTTATTTTTTGATTTAATTAATTTCGATTAATTTATTATTTGTTTATATCTTATTTATCTTAACTCTTGCGAAAGCAAGAAACGTGAGCGTAGCGAACCTATCGTGGCGAAGCCACCTACACGTAAGAAGTAACATGGATCATCTATCTAAGTACTGCATCTAACGTAGCTACAGAGAGTATGTTACAGAGAGAAGAGGTAGTACTTACAGAGATCAATTTGGTGGCTACGCCACGTTTTTCTGCTTACGCAGATGATTAAGAGAAACACAACATAATCAAACAGTATTTGAAGATATTAATTAGAGCTCTATTTTGGGGCTCTTTTTTTAAAAGTCTAAACCAAGTAACGAAAAATATCACTGCTCTGTGGGGGAACAATAGTTTACTTTGTTATAAAAATTAAAGTTGCAAATGCATTTAACATGTAGTATAATAGGTAACAACAATAGAGAAAATAATCAATGGAAGGAAATCGTGTTATGCAAAGCAACTTGCAGATTTTTAATTTTGTAAATAACGAAGTAAGCAACAAAGTAAGAGTAATTGAGATTAATGGTGATCCTTGGTTTGTAGGCAAGGATGTTGCAACTGTTCTTGGTTACTCTAACCCGAGCAAAGCAGTTATCAACCATGTTGATAATGAGGACAAGCAAGTTCTAAGTTCCCAAAATGGGAATTTAGAAAATATCCCAAATCGTGGCTTGCTAATTATAAATGAGTCTGGGCTCTATAGCTTAATCTTGTCCAGTAAGTTGCCAACAGCTAAAGCATTCAAGCATTGGGTTACTTCTGAAGTACTCCCTACAATCAGAAAGCATGGCGCTTACTTAACTGATGCTAAAGCTAAAGCTATTGTAACTGACAAGACTGCCCTTGCCGAATTGCTTCAACAAGCTGCAGACCAACTCAAGGCTAAAGATATTCAAATTGAAGAGATGAAGCCTAAGGCTCTGTTTGCAGATTCTGTAACAGCAAGTAAGTCAACTATCTTAGTTGGTGAGCTTGCCAAAATCTTGAGAGGAAATGGCGCAGATATTGGTGCTAACAGACTGGTTCAGTGGATGCGTGAAAATGGGTACTTGGTAAATCGTAAGGGATCAGACTGGAACATGCCTACCCAGCGGGCTATGGATCTTGGTCTCTTTAAGATTAAAGAAACCACGGTCAACCACAATAATGGGGTGACTACAATTAGCAAGACACCTAAAGTAACTGGTAAGGGCCAACAGTACTTTGTTAATAAGTTTTTAAAGAGAATTTAGCAAAAAGGACAAAATCATGTCAAAAGATATTCAAGTTTTTCATAATGGAAAGATTGATCTACCAGTAAAAGAAGTAGACGGCCAAGTTTACTTTAAAGCTGAGGCGTCTGCAATTGGACTGTGAATTAGCCAAATCAAGAACGGGAAGGTTTATGTGCAATGGAAAAGGGTTAATAACTACTTAAATAATATTTCCGCATATGTGAGGAAAGAAGAAAATTCCCAACATGTTGGGAAAGGTGATTGGATTACTGAACAGCAATTCTACAAGCTTGCATTCAAAGCAAGCAATGAAGTGGCAGAAAAGTTTCAAGATTGGGTAGCAACAGAAGTACTCCCAAGCATCAGAAAACACGGTGCTTATTTAACCGATCAAAAGATCGATGAAATTCTTAGTGATCCAGACACAATCATTAAGCTTGCAACTCAATTAAAGCAAGAACGTGAAAAACGTTTAATCGCTGAGCAACAAGTCAACGAATTGACACCGAAGGCCAGTTACTATGATCTCGTTCTTAAAAATAAGTCTTTAGTAACGATCACTCAGATTGCCAAGGACTACGGGATGAGTGGCCGGGAGATGAATTCTAAGCTGCACGACCTCAAGGTGCAGTATAAGCAAGGTTCTACTTGGCTTTTATATTCTGAATATCAGAAAACTGGTTGGACTCAAAGTGAAACTGTAATGGTTTTGCGTAAGGATGGTACACAAAAGGCAGTGTTGCAGACTAAATGGACTCAAAAGGGACGTTTGGGGCTGTACGAGTTGCTAAAGAAAAATGGATTGTTACCACTAATTGAAAGAGAGAACTAAAATGAAAGAATTAATTAAAATTGAAACAAAGGACGATCAACAACTTGTCTCAGCAAGAGATCTGTACAAGGAATTGGAATTAAAGAGAAAGTTTAGTCTTTGGGTAAAAGATAACTTCAAAGACTTTGAAGAAGGCACTGATTATGAGGGGGTACTTACACGTACCCCCTATAACCCAGCTTATCCGGACAAGCTTCAAGAGCTTCAAGACTACGCTGTTACAATCGATATGGCCAAGGAACTCTGCATGATGTCTAAGACATCTAAGGGCAAAGAAGTTCGTAAATACTTCATTCAAGTAGAAAAGAATTGGAATAGCCCAGACATGATTATGCAACGGGCTTTAGAGATTGCCAATGCTAGAGTTCAAAAGTTACAAATGCAAAATAAAAACTTAACTCTGCGACTTGCGGAATCAAACAAGAAGGCTAGTTACCTTGACATTATTTTAGGTGCTCCAGATTCGCTGGCAATAACTCAAATTGCTGCTGATTACGGTATGTCGGCCGTGGCCTTTAACAAGCTCCTACAGACTGTTGGCATTCAGCATAAGGTAAATGGTCAATGGGTGCTTTACAAAGCCTTCATGGGTAAGGGATACATCCAGAGTAAGTCTTTCACCTTTAAAGACAAAAAGGGGAATGAACATAGCAGATTAAGCACTTATTGGACACAAAAAGGTAGAAAGCTTATCTACGATGCTTTGAAGGAAAACGGTATCCTGCCACTCATCGAACGGGAAGATATCGATTAGAGGAGCTAAACCTGATTGGCTTGAAGGAGTTGAGCAGGACTTCGATGATGGCTGGAATTTACATCAATTATTAGAAAGCGAGATTTTTAAATTGTGGAACTACGGCAAGAAGACAGAATATAATAATTGCAAATTCGATTCCCTCAAGGAATTGACGTTTTACCAACGATTCTGTGAAGAATATGATAATCCAGAAAGTAAATTTGTAGTTAAAGTACACCCAAGCTATGACATCATCGACAAGTTTGAGATTGCTCCTGGCTTGATTTTTAGGTCTGCCAAATTCACTCCTGACATTGTTATTACAGACTATCAAGGCAATCTATTACACGTCTATGACGTCAAAAACAGCTTCACAGCGTACGGTGTTGACGCTGCGGCTAAGTTAAGGTTTAAGCTCTTTACGAAGCGCTATGGAATTCCTGTGGAATGTGTAGTTGTTAAGAAGAATAGCTTTAAGGTGAAAGTATTTGGTACTACAAAGAAGACGGAAATACATGAATTTACAAATTTTAAATATGATTGGAAAGAAGCACTATGATGAATTTAGATACTCTGGAAAAGATTAAGAAGAACGAGTTCTTTGAAGGCAAGTCGTTCCCTGAAGAGCTGCACCGGCTTATACACGAGTTCTACGAAAACTTTGATTTGGATAGACAAGATAGCAGATACAGGGAAAGCTACATCAGAAGCTTTATCAAGCAGCATGAGGCCTTTATTGTCAACTATCAGACCAACGTCTTCAATGCTAACATTAGCACGACAGATAAATTATCCGATGAAATTACGTTTTGCAGGTTCTTGGACACACTCGGTACATATCTGACCAAGTATTACGATGAAGATGGGCAGACTGTTACTGATTTTAGGAAAGAGGAGCATAAAAAATGACTGACACAAAAGAACAAGAAGTTTGGAAAATATATCAAAAATACCCCTGGATTGAGGTAAGTAACTTAGGCAGAGTTAGAACAAAAGACAGAATTGTAACACGCAGCGATGGTGTGAAACTTCATATTAAAGGGAAAGTTTTAAAACAGCATCTCAACCCCTGTGGTTATATGTATGTTACTTTCAGCGTAAACGAAAAGACAGCTAGCCTAAGTGTTCATCGTATTGTGGCAACTTGTTTCATTCCAAACCCCGACAACTTACCGGAAGTTAATCACATCGATAATGATAGAACAAACAACTCAGTAAGTAATTTAGAGTGGTGTTCCCGCCAATATAACCAAGACTATAAAAAGAACTTTGGGACGTCAGCTGCGGAAGTGTCGGGACGACAGGTGTTTGCAGTTAATCTAAAGACTAGTAAAGTTCTAAGATTTGAAACACTAAGCGGAGCGGCACGTCAGCTTGGTATTAATTTGCAAAACATCAGTGGCGTTGTCAGAGGAAAGCTGATCCAAACTGGTGGCTACTGGTTTACTGAAGATGAAAGTGAAATCACTGAAGAGAAAATAAGAGAAATTAGGGATAAAATGGTATTCATTCGTGGAGTAAGCGTAGTTAACCCAAAAACTTCTGAAGTCTTCTGGTTCGAGTCCCAGCATGAAGCCGCACGTCAGATCGGTGCTAGTGTGGGTAACGTTAATAGCGTTCTTAAAGGAAGACAAAATAAAACCAAAGGTTGCTGGCTTACCTATGCAGACGAGAATGTTATAGAAAATGTAAGAGAAAAATTTGGTGACGAAATGGCTAATAAAGTCAAAAAACTGACGAAAAAGAAAACAGAAAGAGTGATAGTATGACAATTATAAATATCATAAAGTTGATTTTAGGATCGGTAAGCATTATGCTGGCGCTTTATTCCCTTCTAGGGTTTGCACGACTCGCAAGATTTTGGTATAAAATTTCAAATTTGGAGAGACAAGAAGAGCTATTTCTTTACATTTCTGTGTTTTTAGCATCTTTCATTGGTGCTTTAATAATGATGATTTTAATGGTGGTTAATTAAATATGGATGTAATTTTCGCAATTTTGAAGTTTTTAGTGTTAGCTGTGTATCTTTTGTTTTTGGTAGACTCAGTACTCAATATGAAACATGGGTTGATTGATTTTGATGATAATAACAAGGAAGAAGATCCTTTCTCTTGGTTTGATATAGTGTACTTTGTCTATGCTCTATTTAACTTCATTTTTATCGTTAAATTTTTGCACATTTAACAAAAACAATAGTAAATAAAATGGTAATTTTACAATAGTAGTATATATAGGAAAAACAGATGATTAGAACTAGAATTTACCCAGTCACGGGGTTCCACATTAATGTTAAAGAATCGTATGAAGAAGTCAAAAAGATGATAGAAGATTCAGATTGCGGGTACTTTATCACTTTCACGCAGGAAAATGGTAGTCAGGTGTCCATCCAGCGTGACCACATCGTTTATTTTACAAAGTTTTAATAACGTTGCTAAGCATCCTTTTAATGGTTGTCTAGCTTTCTTTGTTTTGGTTGCCTGTGAGGTTAGATTTGCGATTTTATCATGATAATCTTAGTCAATTAATGATGGTCATCAGTCTAATATTTACCTTTTGGGTGTTTGGTACGTTAGAGGTTTTAATAGAACAATACAAAAGAGCTCACTTAGAGATATATAGTACAAACTTGCTAGAAACGTTGACCGCTTTGTTGGCTTGTGCTATAATCTTGCTTTTGATGATGCTAGGATTTTCCTTCTAACAAGATGTCAAAAAATTGTAAAAAATATCAGAATCAAGGTTGCAAACGCAATCAAAGGATGGTACAATAACAATCAGTAAGGGGCAAATGGTCGTAGTAGTCTCTTACTATAACCGAGCAATAGCTCAAAGGTAGAGCAGACACCTTATAAGTGTAAGATAAGAGTTCGATTTCTCTTTTGCTCGATAGCTAGATTAAAATTCTAGCTTAAGTACCTCCTTTTCTATTTTCAAGCCGATGTTTGTCATAGCGTAGAAAACCTCCTTTAGTGGGCGTGGGTGGTCATCAAATGGTTGTTCGATTCAGCCACACGTCTTAGTTCACGTTAACGATAGTGAACAAAAAAGTCCTCCTAGATTTAAATTGGACCGTTGACAAATCAAAAATAGTATCGTATAATAATAGTGGTTATAGATTTACTACATTTGTCTACGGACCAATGCCTATGACTGGTGCTCATCTAGAGTTCGATTCTCTAGACATAGGATAGATAGCTTTTTTACTCATTTTTTAGCTATCTAAAACCTAATGTTCTCATTTGCATTGGGTTTTACCTCATTTCTTTTCTTAACTTTAGGCAGCGTGAGATGGTTCTTAATCGAGGGGTTCGATTCCTCTGCACGCTATAGGCTGACAAAAGCCTAGAATAAATTAGTAATATGTAATAGTATAATTTAGTGAGGTAAAACACTATGACAAACATTAAGCAGTTTAACACTAATTCATTTCAGATTGTAGGTTACGTAAAGAGCAAGAATATCAACTACGCAACTGCAAGAGATGGTGGGCAAGTAATTCGTGGTTATATTACTATGGAAGTGCCAATTGCTCAACAAGACGGTTCTGTTCAACTGAACAATATCAGAGTTAACGTATACCAAAGCCAATTATTTAAGTCAGGTAAGCCAAACCCGTTCTACGAAGGATTCGAAACTGTCATCAGAGAATACGTTGCTAAGGACGAAGACGCTGAGAACGCTACTTACGCAAGAGTAAATGGCGACATCTCTTGGAACGTATATACTGATAATAATGGTCAAACTATTGAAAGTAACCGTTTGTCAGCTAGAAGCTTCTCTAGAGTTGATCCTAACGTTGTTAAGCCTAAGGCAGTAGGCGCTTTAGATGTTTACGTGAGTGACTATAAGGAACACATGGAACACGGTGAACCTACTAATACTTATGACGTCCAGGGGTTCTACATTGGTTACAACGGTAAGGCCAACAAGCTGGTTGACTTCGTTGCTCCTGCAATCATGTATGAAAAGGATTTGCGGGGAACATGGACTATCGGTTACAAGATCAATAACTACGCTGTAATTGAAGACAAGCAAGATGAAGCGGCTGACGGTTTTGGTTTTGTTGAAGAAATTAAGCCTAACTCTTATGTAAACAACATGCAGATTACTGGTGCTCAATCAAACAAGATTCAAGTCGATGAGGAACAGGCTCAAGAAGCTATCAACGAAATTCGACAAGAAATCTCAAGAACCGAAAACACTGTAGAAGTTGCTCCGGCTGTTTCAGGATTTGGTGGGGCTGTGAAGAGCCCGTTTGATAACGCTGGTAATCAAAGTTCTGGCAACGTAACTGTGGATAATGACGATTTACCATTCTAAGAATATGAAAGACGCTGGTCATGAGGCCTGCGTCTTTTTTTGTTTGAAAAGGTTTTTAAAACAGTTGACAACTTCTGATGCTGTGGTTATAATTTAATCAGATAATCAAAGAAGGAGGTAAAGAAAAGTAATCTAATTAAAGATATGCGCAGTTTTGCGTAGATGTCAAAATCTCATTGCGCAAAATTGTGCAGTGAAAAATGTTAAAATTCGACTCCTCAATTTTGGGGAGTCGGAATAAAGTTTTAGGATTAAGAACAGGATAAAATATACTATGTCACAAGATGTACAAATTTTCAATTTTGAAAGTAAACAAGTTAGAACTATTGAGATCGATGATGAACCTTGGTTCGTTGGGAACGACGTAGCGATCATTCTTGGATATTCCAACTATAGAAATGCAGTTACCAAACATGTAGACAGTGAAGATAAGCTGCGTACCCAAATCGAGTACGCAGGTCAAAAACGTGAAGTAACTATCATCAACGAATCTGGTCTGTATTCACTAATCATTTCATCTAAACTCCCAACGGCTAAGAAGTTCAAACGTTGGGTAACTTCAGAGGTGCTTCCTTCACTTCGTAAACACGGTGCATACCTTACCGATCAAAAGATCGATGAAATCCTTAGCGACCCAGATACAATTATTAAGTTAGCTACTGAACTGAAAGAAGAACGGGCTAAGAGTAAAGCACTTTTAGCGGACAACGAACGAATGAAGCCAAAAGCTTTGTTTGCTGATTCTGTTTCTGCTAGCGATTCTACAATCTTAATTCGTGAGCTTGCTAAAATTCTAAAAGGGAATGGAATCAATGTCGGTGGTAATCGTTTGTTTCAGTGGTTAAGAGATAATGGTTGTCTAATCAGTTGTGGAAGCGATCGAAACACGCCAACACAAATGGCGATGAATTTAGGTGTATTCAAGGTGAAGGAATCAACCATTGCTAGAAACGGAGATGTAACTATCGTCAAGACAACTATGGTTACTGGTAAAGGTCAACAATACTTCATCAATAAGTTTCTCAAGATGAAGACTGCAGGAGTGCGGTTTTAGAAAACTAGAAAATGCAACTTTAAGGTTGCAAATGCAAAAATTATGTGATACAATGTTAATCGTAACAAAGTGACAAAAGATTTTTAACGGAGGAAAACCTGTGTTTTCAAAAGAACAATTATTAAACTTGAAGCCAACTAAAGTGTCAAGTGATCCGGAAAGTTTTAACTTCCTACTCTTCGGAGAAAGCAAAATTGGTAAGACCACTTTTATCAATGACTTGTTTGGTGAACGTGTACTTAACATTATGACGGAAAAGCGTCTCGGGGGCGTGGAAGGCGCTAAAGGTGTTTACGTCGCCAATTACGCAGACGTCAAAAGCGTACTTAGAGTGCTAAAGGATAAGGAACTTCAAGAAGCCTATGATGTAATTTCTTTTGATACTATCGACAATTTATATTTGTATGTTGATAAATATGTTGCAAGCCAATATGACGAAATCACTGTAGGGACAGGCGGGGCAGACAACCTGTTCGGTCGGGACTGGCGTCAGCGTGATGCAGTCTGGATTAATTTGTTAAAGGAAATTGAATCTTTGCCTTATACAACCGTCTTTGTTTCACATGAAACAGAAGTAACTAAGGAAGTTAAGATGTCTGTTGTAAATCAAAGCAGAGAACTTCTTGATGAACTTACTGAAATTGGCGGTAACGTTGTTAAAAAGAACGGTCAACAGGTCATGGCTTACACTTACTACCAACCGGATATTGACGCTAAGCATGCTCTTCCGCCAGTCTTGAAGATGATGGATAATATTCTTTTCGTTGATAAAGAATTAAACGAAGATGGAACTGAAAAACGTGTGATTCGCTTGCGTGGTAGTCGACAATATGCAGCTGGTACAACTCTGAAGGGTATGCCGGACACGATCGATTTCACGGCAGAAGCTTACAGAGAAGCAATTGCCAATGCTGTTGAAAGCAACTACTCAAAGATTAATAAGAAGAAGACTTTGCACTCTGATTCAGATCAAAAAGAAATTGGCTTTAAGGAACTGAAGAGTGAAGTTGAATCACTTGGTAAGACTTTTGCTAAGAATAATGACCTTGAAACTCTTGGTGCTATTTCGAAGCAAGTACTGCCAGACGGCTCAAAGATTTTATCATTGGAAGAAAATCGTAAGGAAGATCTTTTAATTGCTAGAGATTTGATTTTGGCTGAAGCTAAGAAGAAGGGTTACATTAAGTAGTTTTAGAGGAGAATCCAAAGTTGGGTTCTCCTTTAGCTATAAATTTATTTTTGAGATTACGAAAGGAAATCGTTATTATGGACGAACTTGTCATCATGCAAGACAATCAAGCTGTAACTACGAGTTTAAGAGTGGCAGAGGTGTTTGGAAAGAATCACAGAGATGGAATGCGTAGCATCGACAATCTCATCTCCGAAAATTCGACTGCGCAATTTTGCGCAGTCGGGAAAATGTTCGCAAAGTCAACTTACTTGAACAAGCAAAAACACAAGCAACCAATGTACTACATGAATCGTGATGGGTTCACGCTACTGGCTATGGGTTTCACCGGTAAGAAGGCTCTTGAGTTCAAGCTGAAGTATATTGAGGCCTTCAATAAGATGGAGAACTATATTAAAAAGGAACAGCAATTTGCATTGCCTCAGACTTTCGGAGAAGCACTTCAATTAGCAGCTGACCAACAGAAGCTGATTGAAAAGAATCAACCAAAGGTCGATTACTATGGTCAGCAAATGCGGAATCCTGGTCTCATGACAGTAACTGAAATTGCAAAAGATTTTGGTTTGTCTGCTGCCAAGCTAAACAAATTCCTTGAAAGAAAGCACATTCAATTCAGACAAGGTAAACACTGGTTTTTTATCAAGAATACGCAGGTCAAGGATTGGCTAATTATGAACCGTTCGCTTATGAAGAACATACAATTGACGGTACAAAACAGAAGGCTCACAATAATCTGAAGTGGACGCAAAAAGGCAGAAAGTTCATCTATGACTTGCTGAAAGAAGAAGACATTCACCCTACAATTTTAAGCATTGAAGATTAAAAAGGTTACTGGAATGACAAGATACCAAGACAACGAAGGTAAGTCACACGAAGTTAGCGAAGAATGTTTGGCTCGTGCTGTTCTTTATAAGATTGAAATTCAAAAGGATCAGGGTAAAGCGAATTGGAAAAAGATTGTAAAAATGCTTAAGGCAGATGGCTTTAAAGACGTAGTGCAAAGCGAAGGCTTCCGACAAGCTGTAAAGAACTATCAAAGGAAGACGGGGAAGTTGCCCCGTAGAGAAGATTTTGAACAGAGTTCTTTAACCTTAAGACTTGGCGAGTTGTCACAAGCTAAAAGAGAGCTACAGAATGAAAGAAGAGAATTTAACAAGCTTAAAAGAGAATTATTAGACGAGAGCTTGTTTCGCAAAGAGCTTGAAAAGGGCATGAGAGAGGCTATAAACAACTTTGAAGCTAACTGGTATATCCACCAACAAAACGGTTTTAACGACTCAGAGGGTCTCAAAGTCGTTAAAAACAAGCAAAATTCTGACGATAACAATGACGCTTTGGTTGTTAGTTTGTCTGATTGGCACATTGGTTGCAAGTTTAAAACAAACTATAATGAATTTAACTTTGACATCGTCACAAGTTTGGTAACCGAGTATTTAAACAAGATTGAAGAGTTAATTGATGGCCTCGGTATTAAGAATGTATTACTTTTAAACTTAGGAGATACCATCGAACATGTCTACATGCGTAATTTTTCGCAAAGCTTTGAAGCAGAATTTGATTTTTCTACTCAACAGGCAAAGGCTATTGAACTGGTATCTAGATTTATTAAGCAGTTATGTTTAGATTACCCTCAAATTCAGTTTGCTTACAGTGCTGTATCAGGGAATCATGACAGAATGAACAGCAATAAGAAAGAAGTGATTTACGGGGATAGTTTCCAGACTATTTTAAATCTGTTCTTAAAGAACTTACCTCTAAAGAATTTTGAAGTGATTGAACAGGACTCACCAGTTAAGGGAAGTATTAACTTCAACGGTGTAAACATTGCTTTTGAACATGGCGACAAGCTTAATCTGAACAATAGGAACATCTTAGCAACTGTTTCGCAACGTGACGGAAAGATTTACGATGCTCTGCTTGTTGGTCATTTACATCACTATCAAGTGATTGAAAATAATGGTTTATTTGTAATGTCTGGTTCGTTGAAAGGTAAAGACACTTACTCAGAAAGTTTAAATCTAAAAGCAGACAGAAGCCAAGCATGTTTGTTAATTAGAAATAAGAAGATCACGCCTCTGATGATTCGGCTTGGCGACAATTGTTAAAAAATTTCTAAAAGGGGTTGTATTTTAGATTTGTCGTGCTATACTATGTATGTAAACTTACAAATCGTAAATTACAAACACAAAATGGAGGTATTTAATAGTGAAAGATCAAGATAAGTATGGATTCTATTTAACGGAATCTCAAGGTGATTATATCGCCTTGAAGTCTAATGAAGATGGAGATACAGCAATTAAGCTTGTGGTTAATAAAGATTTTTTGAAGGGGTGTAAGAACCCTTTGAGTCTTATTAGATTGTTGGAATTGATTTTTAAGTCATTTTTGAGACAAGCACAGGATGAAAAATAATGGAAGAAACATATTTAGTTAAAGTAAAGAAATTAAAACCTATTTGGGAAAGATTAGGCTTTAGTTCAGAAAAAAACATGTTGCAAAATCAAAGTAAGTATGTTAAACTATAGAAGTAGTCAATAGTGATACAAATTGATGTTTGAGGATGATATTTTGGAACATGAGATAGATTTTAGTAAGTATCAAGTCGTTGCATTAACAAGTGGTAAAGAAATTATTGTTAAAAATTTCAACTCTGTTGATGTTGTAAATAATTCGCCTTGTCTAATGTGTACTGGAATTTTCACTTCAAATAATTTCGGTAATAGTTGGGTTGATATGGTCATTAACAAGAATAACATTCTCTATACCAGGAAATTGTTTGATAATGAAAAGCGTATCATTAGACAAGCAGAAGGTGCGATTTAATTATATTTAAACAATATTGTATCCCTGTATAGTAAAGTAAAGTACATATTCATGAGTAAAGCAAAGAAATATTGGTTTCCAGTATACTCTAACCAAGGTATTGATCCAGTCGGCTATTTAGATATTGTTGAGAACAAAGACAGTGAACCTGAATGTTCTTTTGAATTTCATTTGATTACAGATAGACAATTCGAAGAAGTCGGGTTTACCAGATACTTCTTAAATAAAGTCTATGAAGCTCTGGATTACGAAGATGCAGAACAACTTAAAGAACTTGAACAAGTAGTTGATTTGTCTGATTAAGGGGACGACATGTTAGAAGAAAGATTTAACAAGAATTTCACTTTGATGTTCGATTCGCAGAAGGGTGTTGTGCCAATTGCAACTATTGATGGTAGAAAGATTTTAATTAATTCTGTGGACTTGCAATGGTACACCGATGACGATCGTTATAGAGGTTATAAAAATTACGTTAAGATTAGTTTTTATTATGAAGACGATCTTAAAAAATTGTCAAGAGGTAATGGAACTCTCTTAGATGATGATGGTGCACCTAGAAAAAATGATATTACGATTAGACAATGCCTGTATGATACGGATTCTGGCGAGTGGACTTTTCCAAGGAACGAGATCTGATTAAGTAATTATTTATTATACTGAAGTTTAATTATTAAGAAAGAGAGATTTATATTATGAAGACTTGTTATTTTTGTGCTGGATGGTTCAACGATGAACAGAATAAGGCTTATAAGGAAGCTATGGAAGCATTGAAGCAAAATAAGACGATCGATATGGAACACTCGTACGTTCCTCTGGAACATCAGTATTTAGGAATTAGAATCGACGAACATCCCGAATACTTGAGAGATAAGGAATGGGCGCAAGCTACTGCTAAGGGCGATATTGTAGGCATCCAGACTACCGATGTTTGTTTGGCCGTTTACTTGCCTCATCAAGAAGATGTTGGAATGGGGGTTGAATTAGGTGTAGCTCACAGCTTAGGTAAGTATAATTTGCTGGTTGTCCCAGACGAACAGTTTGGTGAACCTATCAACTTGATGAGTTGGTATATTGCAGATAACGTGATTAAGATGTCTGAATTAAAGGACTTTGACTTTAACGATTTGGAATTCGGGTTTTATGCGGGAGCGGTTTATTAATGACATCACGTGAATTTGTTCGCAGGTTCAACAAGCTTCAAGAGAGAACTTGTTCAAAGTTAGTCGCAGAAATTCAGACAGACGATCTGGTCTATATCTATCGAATCATAAACGAAGAAAAAGATCTGTTTGCATATAGTACTTACTACGGCCATTGGGCGTTTGTCCCTGGAGAAGACAGAGTATTAGTAACGTCAAAGACTTTAAAGTTAATGGCAAAGTACATGAAATCATTAAATAAAAGACTAGAAAGTAAATGACAAATGGATAATACTGAAGAATGTTCATGGTGTTACGAACCTATTGAACGAGGTTATAGTTACATCCATATTAACAATGGTAAAGTATTTTGTTCATATTACTGCTTTGAGAAGTACGCTTATGAACATTTGGATGCAAAACTTGACATATTAGGAAAAGAAGAGGAAAACTAATGACAGTTTATGTTTTGTACACCGTAGTAGAATCTAACGTAGAAATCAAAGGTGTTTTTCAGACTAAGGAGAGAGCTGAGGAAAAGCGGAAGCAAATCAGAGAGAGTTTGGTAAAGCTTGGTAGTAGACACTTTGTATCAGTCTTAATTGACGAGTGCGAAATGGGTCTCTAAGAATCATAGTATCTTTGATTATCTAGTACTGTTTGGTATTTTTGCGAATTTTGGTTAACAATAATTATATTTCTATTAGAAGAAAGAACAAGGAAAACAAATATGATGAAGAAGATTGCTGTTGTTGCTACTGCTGGTGTTAGTGCTTTGATGCTTGGGGCTTGTGCCCACAAGGGGAGCAATACAAATAACCCGAAGAATAACAAGTTGTCTGTTGCATTGATTACTAACGGGTCTGGTGTTGACGATGATTCATTTAATGAAATGGCTTGGGATGGCTTGAAGAAGTACGGTAAGGAATACAAGCTATCAAAGGGAATTGGCGGTTACAATTACTTTGAAGCTGCAAATGCTAGTGATTACGAACCTGCAATGGAACAAGCTGCTAATGCAAACTATAATACGATTATGGCAGCTGGTTTTCAATATGCTGAAGCTATTGAAAAGACGGCTAAGAAGTATCCAAAGAAGAAGTTCGTTATTATCGACAGTCAATCTAAGGGTAAGAATGTTGCCAGCGTGATGTTCAAGTCACAAGAAGCTTCATTCTTGGCCGGTGTGGCCGCCGTTAAGACTTCTAAGACTGGTAAGATCGGTTGGATTGGTGCTTCAAATAGTGCTATCTTATCAGAGTTTGAAGCTGGTTTTGTTCAAGGTGCTAAGTGGGAAGCAAAGAAGTTAGACAAGAACATCTTAATTGAAAGAACGTACATTGGCTCATTTACTGATACGGCTAAGGAAAAGTCTGTAGCTCATGCAATGTATGGCAGAGGCATTGACGTAATCTCTCAGGTTTCTGGTGGTGCTTCAAAAGGTTTGTTCTCTGAAGCTAATAACATCAATGCTCAGAAGACTAGCACTCAACTTAAAAAGTCGAAGGTATGGGCTATGGGTGTCGATTCTGACCAACACGCACTGGGTAACTTTAAGACTAAGGATGGTAAGAAGGACAACTCTTGCTTGACCTCAATTATGACGAGAGTAGATACTGTCGCTTACATGTTAGCTAAGAAGGCTGCTCAAGGTAAGTTCCCGGGTGGGCAATACCTCAAGTACGGTCTTAAAGATAATGCCGTAAGTCTTACTAGAGATCAGATTAGCAGTTCTGTTTGGAAGGAAGTAAACGTAGCTAAGAAGCAGATTCTTGACGGCAAGATCAAGGTAGCAGCTTCAATGTCAGAAATCAAGTAATCTAATTTTAAAGGACGCTTTTCAGTGTCCTTTTTTGTTGCAAAAATTTAAAGATGAAACTGCAGTCTAGGTGTGGTAGAATAATAAACAATAAGTGCTAGAAAACTACTACTATATAAGAAAGGAGATAATAATCTTATGTCTAAAGAAGATCAAGAAATTTGGGAAGTCTATCCAGACCCAAAATATCCTTTCATCGAAGCAAGTAATTTAGGGAGGATTAGAACGAAAGATAGAGTTGTAACGGGTAAAGATCGGAAGAAATATCATATCAATGGACGTGTTTTGAAGCAGTATTTTAGCTCTAATGGTTATATGTATGTAACGTTCAGTATGAACGATAAGACAGTTCACCTATCAGTTCATCGTGTCATAGCCACTTCCTTCTTACCTAACCCAGACAATTATTCAGAAGTGAATCATATCGATTGTAATCCGGCCAATAATGTTGCCAGCAATCTTGAGTGGTGTACGCACCAAGAAAATGTTGCATATCGTGATAAATTAGGGCATTATGTAAATAACAGCCCTAGTCGTCCTGTGATCGCAATTAATCCAAATACTTCTAAGGTTCTATGGTTTGAATCACAACACGAAGCCGGAAGACAACTTGGTGTTTATCAAACAAATATTACCCAGGTTGTCAAAGGCAAGCGCTATCATAAAACAGCTGGTGGCTATTGGTTCTGTTATGCAGATGAAAACGCAGTTGAGAAAGTTAGATCTCAGTTTGGTGATGAGGTAGCTGAAAAGGTTGAGAAATTGATGAATGAGGCTTGAGATTTTTAGGAAAAATAGAAATTAAGGTTGCAACTACCCATCTCATGTGATACAATATACTTGTTATAAAATATTAGATTAATTATTGAAAGGGCATTTTATATTATGTTTAAGGAATTTTTAGACGAACACGAAGCTAAGGCCGTACGTAAGGCTAACCAATTTATCGAAGAAAAGGGTGTCGTAGTGAAGAGCTTTACAGCCTTTGCCGATAACTTGGCTAAGACGCACTTGATTGTAGAATTTGAAGAAGCCAAGGAAGAAGCTCCAGCCACTAAGAAGGTAGCACCTAAGAAGACAATTTCTAAGTCAACTGCCACTAAGTAATAGAGGAGGAATTATGAGCAACAAGCAGACTTTTCACTATGAAGACGGAGAAGCTTACATCTTTACTGTTAAGAAGTTAAAGCAGCGAGGAATTGATCTGGAAGACATTTGCAAAAAAGCTATCGAAGAACAAAAGAAGCATGGTGTTGAAACAAGTTTAGCAGACGCTAGACGATACCTAATCAACCTGCTACACAAGCGTGAAATTATGAACGTAATTATGGTGGGTATTTATTTGGATGAGCAAGCAGAGAAGGGGTTGCTTGACGGTCCTTTGCAAGACATTATTGAATCAGATGCACCTTCTTTTGGATTAGATGAAAGCTTTGCTTTTGTCATCACTTCTCTGTTCGGTTCGATTGCTGGTACTAACTTTGGTGCACTTGACGTAAACAAGACTGGTGTAGCCAAGGAACTAGACAATTCTAATGGACGTGTTAACACGTTCCTTGATGATATCTTTAGTGCTTTGGTTGCATCCCTGGAAGCTAAGATAGCACACGAGGACTTCTGATGGTTAATGTAATTATCTTGTCTGGTAAGATGCACTCTGGTAAGGATACTTTTGCTGACAAATTAAAGTTAGAACTAGAAAATCGTGGTGATACTGTTTACAAAGTTGCGTACGCAGATTCCACCAAGAGTGACGTAGTTCAAATTATCAAGCTGATTTTGCACGGCAGAAGTGTCGAGGGGATCATGAATGCTATGAACATCGGGATTCCGTATGGATACCAGATGACACTAATTTTCAACCATATAAATCAAGACTTATCAGAAAATTCAGATTTAAAATCTGAATTTTATTCGTTAGAAAATAAAGATTTGCAGCCTAAATTAAAACTGCTAAAGCATTATAGGTTAATAATGCAAACTTACGGCACTGAAATTAGACGTAATTTGGACAGTAAATATTGGATAAATAAAGTTTTAGACAAGATTCATCTAATTTCTGACGATAATATTGGAAAGAACACTGATGTAATAGTACCAGACGGGCGGTTTAAAAACGAAATTAAATTAAGCGATGATTTAGATTCTTCAAGATATAAAGTCTTGACAGTTCGTTTGGAAGCACCTGACGAGGTAATTAAAGATCGAATTAAGAATGACCCGAATGACCAGGAAGAAATCTCAAAAGAAACCTTTAGCCATTCATCAGAAACAGAATTAGATGGATTTAAAGATTTCGATTTCTTTGTTGATACAACCAATCAAGACGTGGTAGAATCAACCATGAAGAGATTGTTAAATTTGACCAAGTAGAAAGGAAACCTATGATTATCAATGTAGTTGCGCCTTTTGGTACAGGTAAGAGCTCTCTTGTTAGCTTGTTATCACAAGATATTAACGCCAAGCCATACTTCGAAACGGTCAACGACAGCATTATCTTGCCAAAATACTACGCTAATGGTGAAGAAAGCCGGAAGCAATTATCCTTTGCTTTGCAGGTAGAGTTTCTGAACAAGCGTTTCAAGATGCTGAAGTCAGCTAACAAGCAGGAACTGGCGGTCTTAGATAGTGATTTGATTGCAGACTCTGTTTGCTATAAGGTAATCCATGACCGAGGTGAAGCATCTGACGCTGAATATAAGCTATACCTAGACTTGCTTCAAAATATGCTTATGAGTACTATTGATGATAGCAACGGTTACTATCCTGCTCTATTTGTCTATTTAGATATTGATAGGGAAAAAGAAGTGGAAAATATTATTAAGCGAGGACGAGAAATGGAACTTGATGAAAATTTGATTGAATATTATTATTCAATTAATCAAGGCTTCAAAGATTGGTATAATGGGTATAGTCAATCTCCAGTCCTCAAAATTGATTGTACGTCACTAGATTTTGTCAATAATGTTAATGATCAAAACTTTGTCTTGGACACTATCGAACAAAAGCTGGTTGACCTGGGTTTGAAGTCACAGGAATGGTTTGATAAGATCAAGGCTAAGAGAGTTTTCTATACTGTAGACTTCTTCAAGACTGATCTTTAATAAACAAGAAAGAGACAATTAAAGTGCAAAGCAGATTTAAGATTGCAAAAGAATTTAACAAAATTATTGCCAAGGCTTGCGAAGATCAACCGCTTGAAGATTTCTTGGAAGAAGAGATAGAAGAAGATTGTTCAGGACTTGACTTTGACGATGCCGCTCAGCTGTATGACGAGTACCGAGACGAGTGTATAGAATGGTTCAATTACTTCTTTGAAAAGACTTGTATGAGCCCACAGGAGTTTTGCGTTCTCTGTGATTGGGACTACGTCTTAGATGAAGAGAATGACAAATTCCTTGTTATGGATACAGATAAGAACAAGTTTTTACTTGTTACATCAATGTTTGAACACTATTGCATTGAGATATTTAACAATCTTGACGTGCACAACATAGACAAGTAAAAAATAATAAAAAAAGCAAGTTGAACTTTTAGTTTGACTTGCTTTTTTGTTTATGGTGAGTTACAATAGATATATAAAGTTGGAAAGGAAAAATCAATGAACAATGAACAAGTTTACAAATCTGATTTAACGCAGATGCTGCTTAAATATTATCATTATCATGTACCAGGTCTGATTTGGGGTCAGTTAAAGAACTACCACGACAAGCTGGGGATGTCTTATGAAGGAATGTACAAGACTTTTCTGTATGTGCTAGAGGTCAAAGGCCTGACGTTCGATGCAAAATATGGAATTGGTTTTGTTAAAGTGTTCTATAGGGAAGGGCACAACTATGTTAAAAAACAAACTGTCAACAAACCTCAAATTAAAACGTCTGGAAGAAAAATTGTAATTAAGAGACAAAAACATAAGCCAATCTTGAAAAAAATTGATTTGGGAGATTTAGATTAATGAACGTGACAGATAAGCTGATTAACCCACAAAATGACATTGCTAACATTCTCGGTAGTATTTGCCAAAAGCCAGAGTTGCTTATTGATAATAATGTAAGGCTAGATAAAGAGGATTTTGTTCTCAAGTTTCATCAAATCGTGTTTGTTGCCTTAAACAACATTATTTCCGAGGTCGGAACTGAAAATCCAATCTCAGTCTTTGATGTTGACACTTATCTTAAAAATTTTGAGAGTTATTACCAAGTTTGGAAAGATTCTAAGGGTTTAGACTATCTTCAATCGTGTATTGATAACGCAAACCCTGCGACATTTAACTTGAACTATCGAACAATCAAGAAAATGAGCCTATTGAGAATGTATAAATCAAAAGGGTTCAGCTTAGAGGGGATTTACGACTATACCACAACCGATTTAAATAAGTTTGCCAAACAGCAAGAGCAGTTGGCTAAGATGAGCTTCGAGGACATTACTTCTTACTTTGATAACTTATCTGTGAACATTAAAGATAAGGTTAGAGACTGGGAAAATGGGTCAAACAGCTTTAAAGCTGGTGATGGTCTGGAAGACTTTGTTAAGTCAGTTAAAGATAATCCATTATACGGTCTTGGTTTTAATGACGTTTACTTAAACACCTTGACAGGTGGCATGATGTTGGGGAAGTTCTTATTGAGATCAATGGCTACTGGCCGTGGCAAAACGAGATTAGGCTTGATGGATATGCTTAAAGTAAGTGCCTACGAAATGTATGACGTAGGGACTGGTAAATGGTATCGAAACCCTAGTCCTCAGCCAAGCTTATTTATCTCTACAGAATTGGAAGAAGATGAAATTAAGTTAATTCTTCTGGCAGCTGTTACGAAACTCCAACCTGACAGGATTAGATCTGGTAACTATTCTACAGAAGAATGGGAGAGAATGGAACGTGGTATTAAAGCTCTGGAAAAGACCGATCTTTATTTTGTTGAACTTCCAGAATTCTCGATTAATGATGTTGAGAATATCATTGACAACTATATTTTGAACTATGGGTGCCAATATATTAACTTTGATTACCTCCAGATGAACCAAAAACTTGCCCGAACGTCCAGAGAAGCGTTTAAAGACGTCAACCTGAGAGATGACCAAATCCTTTTGGAGCTTGCTACAAGGCTTAAAAACGTGGCTAACAAGCGGAATGTTTTTATCGAAAGTGCGACACAACTTAATGGCTCACATTCGTCAGATGACTACTTTGTTTCTAAAACAGAAGGGGCTCTACGAGGCGCTAAGAGTATCGCAGATAAAATAGACGTCGGGCTCATAATTGAAAACGTAACTTCAAAGGACCTCAAGAATTTGTCTGAGTTGATTGAGAATTTGGAGGTTAACCCAAAACATTTGACACCGAACATGGCAACCTTTATTTACAAAAACCGTCTTGGTAACAAAGGTGTTATCATTTTTAGCAAAACAGACCTTGCTACATTAACGACTATGCCTTTGTTTACCACGGATTACAATTATAATCTTTTGGATATCCCAAAAACGAGAATTGTCTTTGATAGCGATAATAAGTTTGCCGTCGAAGAAGACAAAAAAATAGTCTTTTAAATGAAAAGGAGTACATAAAAGCATGACCAATGAAGCAGAAGAACAAGAAGTTTGGAAGCCTTATCCAAAATACCCATTTATCGAAGCCAATCAGCTTGGCGAGATTAGAACAGTTGACAGAGTCGTAACATATAAGAATGGAGCAAAACGTTTTTATAAAGGTAAAGTTTTAAAACAACAACTCGAGAGAAATGGGTATTTACGGGTGGGTTTCGGTATTAACGGTAAGGTAGTTCACCTACTCGTTCATCGCATTGTCGCCACTTGTTTCTTACCAAATCCAAAAGGTCTAGAGCAAGTCAATCATAAAGACTGTGATAAGACAAATAACAGCGTAGAAAACCTTGAGTGGTGTAGCACTTCTTATAATATTCAATATCGTGAAAAATATGGAAAAGCTTTGGGTCACCCAGTGGTTGCTATAAACTTGAAAACTCTTAAGGTATTATTTTTCAAATCACAACGTGAAGCTGCACGTCAACTCAGAATTTTTAATCAAAATATTAATGACGTTACCAAAGGTAAACGTAGACAAACACATGATTTTTGGTTCTGTTGTGCTAACGAGAATGCTATTAAAAAAGTAAAAGAGAAATTCGGCGATGAGTTGGCCAGCAAGGTTGAAAGAATCATGGTATAAGAAGGTAATTTTGTGATATACACTAAAGAAGATATTGATAAGATTCTTTCTTACTTTGGTTTAGAATATGAAGACGTTGGTAACGCCTATGTTATGAAAACTGTGTGCCACAATCATGATGGTAATGGCAGTAAGAAGCTTTATATCTATTTCAATGAAGACGCAGTTGTCTTTCATTGTTACACATCTTGTGGTTCAATGAGTTTAGAGAAGTTCGTCGAGAGATATAAACACTTAAATTACTATGAAGCTAAACGTTTAATCGATGAAATCTTAGACAGATCGCTCAACGGCTTCGACCGCCTTTATAAAGAAGACACTCTGGAAAATCCTTTCATCAGAAAAGAAAAGAAAACGTTTAAAATTAACAAGGTAGTTGACGGTTCTGTCTTGAACAGCTTTTACAGGATTCCTTATGGTGGCTGGGTAAAAGAAGGTATCTCTGCTAAAACACAAGAAAAATTCAATATCAGATATGATGTCGTACATAATGCTGTAATTATCCCTCAATTAAACGATGACGGACAGCTTGTTGGTGTTAGACGAAGAGCCTTAAATGAGTTTGATATTGAGCGTGATGGGAAGTATAAACCGATATTTGCTAACGGTCGCTGGTTTAATTCAGATTCCTCCACCATTTTGTATGGTTTATTTGAAAACAGGGAGAATATCATAAAAAGCAAAAAAGCTATTGTGTTCGAAGCAGAAAAATCTGTTTTGCAACTTGATACTTTTTATAACGGTAAGGCTCCAGCTGTTGCTTTATATGGTTCTAACATAAGCACCTATCAAGCTAACATGCTTAGAAAATTAGGCGTTGAAGAGCTAATCGTGGCGCTTGACAAGGAATATCAAGATGAGCACGGCTACAAAACTTACTTAAAAGTTTTGATTAAGAAGTTTAAAAATTTTCAACCGTTCTTTACTATCACTTTTGTTTTGGAAGACTTTAATAGCTCTTTGCTGAATTATAAAGATAGTCCTTCAGACCATGGTAAAGAAACGTTTGAAAAACTATTTAGAAAGAGAAAGATTCTATGAAACAACTAAAACTTGACGAATTGACACAAGGTAATCACCTAAAAATGAGAATTGGGGTAGACGGTAATGATCTTGTTGGTAATGCTCTAAAGAACAGAAAAATTAACTTAGATAAACTACCTGAGCTGCAAAACGGTGATTTAGATTTTTGTAGAGATTTTGACATCAGTAATGTCTTTGGTCTGAATGAGAAGCACGACTGGGCCAGAGACTTGCTTGAACAGATTAAGACGGTCGGTAAAGATAATATCAATATTGCTATTTTGGTTGACCCAGACGGGGATGGTTTTACATCTGGTGCTTTAATGTACAATTACCTGCATGACAAGCTAGGTGTTAAGCATCTCAAAACTCTTTTACCTTTATCAAAGGAACATGGTATTGATATATTCTACAAGAACCATATGTTTTCTAATTCATGGGGCAAGTTTGATGCTTTGATTCTGCCAGATAGTAGTGTTAACGATTTAGACACAATTACAACCCTGCATGAAAATTATGGTATTGTGTCTTATGTAATTGACCATCACATCCTAGAAAACGATATTGAGAGCTTTGTATTTAATAAGAAATATCAAAAGTTCTTCAAAGTTGTTTCTGACCAGTTAAGTATTAACCAAAAAATCACTCGTGAATTTACTGGTGTAGGTATGAGTTGGTTGTTTTGTAAGAGACTTGATGAACTACTTACAAGAAACTACCAAGAGCTAGTAGAAAATAATCACATAAACGCTAACTTATATCTTGACTTGGTTGCTATTGGTCAGATTTCAGACGTTTCAGATACTAGAGAAGAAGACTTGCATATTATTGTTATGACTGGGCTTAACAACTTGTATAACAATTTACTTAAACAATTTGCTAAAGAGAAAACTTTAAGTTGCATTAAAGATGTTCAGTTCTCTTTCGTTCCTATGATTAACTCCGTTTCTAGAGTTGGTAAGAAAGAAGATAGAGAAGTTCTTATTCAAGCATTAACTAATCAAGACCAGGAGTTTTTAGTAACTAAGAAGCGAAAGAATAGAAGCACTGGACACTTTGAGTTGAGAAGCGAACGACAGAATATCTATGAATATGCTGTAGATATGTTGCAGAGAGTGAAGAGAACTCAAGACTCAATAGTTAGAAAGGCAGTTAATGAAATGTCTGATGATGATGAAAAGATTGATTCAGTCATTGTTAAGACTTTACCAGACAAGTATGATACGGGTATTGCAGGCTTAATTGCTAACAAGATTCAAGGTAAGTATCACTTGCCGGCTCTAGTTATTAGCTCTGATTTACGTGGCTCTGCCAGATCACCTAGAAACTACGGTAATTTGAAAGACGTTCTTTCAGACTTTGGTTCTGTTAAGTATGCGCTTGGACACGAACAAGCGTTTGGTGTTGGCATTAATGATATTGACGACTTTATCTCAGAATTTAGATCTAGTGATTTAGCTAATGATGATGAGTATGTTTATCCAGTTGACAAGGTGTACATTAACGATTTACCAACGGTTGATGAGTGTCAAATAGTTTCAGACTTCAAGCAAGTCTGGAGCGGTGTAAACGACGAGCCAGTGGTTGGTGTGTTAGGGTTGGATATTAGTAAGGCCCAGGTCAACACCAAGAATGGAACTTTAAAAATTATTGTTGATGATATTGAAATAGTTCAATTTAATTCTGATTTAGATATTGATAACAACTTCAACAGATTTAACTGTTATGTTGATATTGTCGGTAAACCTAGTACGAATAAGTTCTATGGTAGGACAAGCAATCAGCTAGTGGTTGATGAAATTAGATTTTCCCAACCTATCTACGAAGACGATGATACACAAACATTTAATTTTGAAGGAGACTGGTTCTAATGCAAAGAGAAATTCAACAAGGAGAAATTTACTGGTCAAATCAACCTTTTGTTAAATGTCATATTCAAAAGGGTAGCAGGCCTTATTTGGTAATATCTTCTCGGAACAGCAGGGGTTATGTCACCGTGTTGCCCGTTACCAGCAAGATCAAGATAATCGCAAACAGAGACAATATTGTAGTGAAGGGTAAACGTAACCAAGTTCTTTTAGATCAACCGCAGACAGTGCCAATTTCTACGTTGGGGAGGTATCTTGATAGGTTGAATCCAGAAGAAGTGAACGAGATTCTAATTGCCATGTTTGACTATTTCTTTTGTTTTAAATAGATATGTTGAAATGTAACATGACTTTAACATTCATGTAAAATTGATGGAACAGTCTTTCAGTATAATGTGTAATATAATAAACTGAAGTAAACACGCTATAAGTTTTTAGAAAGGAGAAAAACATAGTGGTATGATTGATATAGAAAAAGAGCAGGAAATTTGGAAAACTTACCCAGATTATCCCTTCATTGAGGTAAGCAATTTAGGGAGAGTTAGAACTGTAGATAGGATTGCAACGGATAGAAATGGGAAGAAATATCATATCAAGGGGCGTATTTTGAAGCAACGCTGTGACCGAAATGGGTACATGCGAGTACATCTTCAAGTTAATGGTAAGCAAGTCACCCTATTAGTTCACCGTGCAGTTGCTACTTCGTTCCTCCCCAACCCAGATAACTTGCCAGAAATTAATCATAAAGATAACGACCCGGCTAATAATTTCGTAAGTAATCTCGAGTGGTGTACTAGAGAATATAATATTTCCTACAGAGAAAAACACGGAAAGGCATGTAACCGTCCTGTGATTGCAGTCAATCCTAAAACTGGAGAAGTTCTGTGGTTCGAGTCGCATAGTGAAGCTGCTCGTCAACTAGATGTTTATGTGAAAAACATTAGCAACGTTATCAAAGGACGTTATAACAAGACTGGCGGCTATTGGTTTTGCGATGCGGAAGAGAAAACTGTAGAAAAGACAAGAGTTAAGTTCGGAGATGATGTTGCTGACAAAGTTGAAGAATTGATTAACAATAACTATAATTAAATAAAGATTGTAAGAATAACAAGCAACATTCATCAAAATTGTAACAGAACTGTAAAAGAACTGTTACCTGGTCGTAACTGACTTATGTTATAATATACAGTATGTTAAAAAATAAAAGTCAAAAAATGTGTATAGGGGGTATCCCGTGTTAACAGTAAAGTGTTATCAATGTGGCTATGTAGCCACGCTTGGTGAACCATACTATGTATGGGACGACCACGACTTTTGTAGTATGGAATGTGCTCAGGAATATATCATGGATCAAGTTCACGTACTTGAAAGACATGTTGGAGAGGATGATAGATTTTGATTGTTCCCAGAAAATACTGCTTTTAGACAGTGTGTAATCCATAGAGACAAAATAGATTAATATAAGCAAAAAGGAGAAAGATTTTTGAATTCAAATATTATTAACTCAAACAAGATTGGTAAGAAGTTTATCGTTGCTGCTGGTGCATTTGTAGGAGCTAGCTTACTGGCTACTCAACAGGCGCAAGCTTCAACCTATACCGTAAAGAGCGGGGACACTATTTCAAGTATTGCTAAGAAGAAGTATCACACTAGCTCTTTAGCGGCAATCGAAACTATTGTTCAAGCCAATAATATTTCAGATCGAAACCTTATCTTTGTCGGTGACAAGTTACACCTACCTAAGAAGGTCAAGAAGATTAAGTTAAGTAAGGCGACTTATCAAGCGCCAGCGCAACAACCACAACAAACACAACAGCGACAAAATGCAACGAGTCAAGCAAATAATAATACCGTTCCCGCAAAGACTACCCCCAATTCTGCTAATGGTAGTGATTTACAATCTTACGTTACTTCAAAGATGGCTGACGCCACGGGAGTAAGCGCAAGTACCTGGGCCAAGATTATCCAGCGTGAGTCTAACTGGAATACAACTGTAACTAATTCTTCAGGCCACTACGGTTTGTTCCAATTGGCTCCTGGATATAAAGGAAATGGGGGCTCTGTAGACGAACAAATCGAAGGAGCAATTTCACTTTTTGAGAAACAAGGTCTAGGAGCTTGGTCTGAAACTAATTACTAAAAAAATAAGGAAGCGAGAGTTTGAAAAAACTTTCGCTTTTTTTGCTTTTTTGTGTTGACTTCTGCCGTAAACGTGTTATTATAATAACTGTAAAGGAAATCAACCAAAAGTTAAACGAAAGGACAAAGCAAACAGTGTTACTTTTTGAATATGGTGCAATGAGCGCTGGTAAGTCACAAGTTTTAATTGAAAATTACAACCTCCTCAAGGATATGGGTGAACACGTCTTGGTCTGGAATAGTGACCTGGATGACCGTCGCAAGGGGTACGTAACCTCAAGAAACGCAAAACTGGAAGACATACAGGCTTCACTTTACAAGAACACAACCAACTTGTTCAATAAGTTCTTTATTGAGCTGGCAAAGCGTGGCTGGGTAATTGAACTAACAAAGAGCGGTAGAGAAATTCACGATCAAAATGTTGACAAGCCAAGAGCCGTATTGCTCGTTGACGAAGCTCAGTTCTTGACCGCACAACAAGTTGACCAACTTTCAATTTTAGCAGAGTACGAAAGTGTTGTTGTTAAGTGCTATGGTTTGAGAACAGATTTTGAAGGTAATTTATTCGAAGGTTCTAAGCGACTGTTTGAAGTAGCGGATGATTCTTTCAGTATCGAAACGGAATGCAGAAGGTGTAAGGAAAGACCGGCTATCTTCAATGCCAGATTCTATCGTGGTAAGCTCAGCAACGGTGAATCGTCACAAATCATGATCGACAACGATGAAGCAATTAAATATGTTCCACTCTGCAGAACTTGCTTCAATGTAATTAAGGAGAATGACCAACATGAAAACGACAACTAATAAGATTGGGTGTACGTATCAAGTTTATCAAATCATTGATGACGAAGACAAGGTAGTTGAAGAATTTGTTAATAAGAAAGACATCGCCCATTACTTCGGTGTAACCGAAAGAATGTCATACAAGTATATAAAAAAAGGGAGCTTTAACCACTTAGGAAAGCATTATAGAATAAATATTGTTACTTATCCTATTGTGCTTGTTGATAATAGCGAAGTAAAGGTGTATGATAGTATTAAGAAGGTTTCTCACGAATACCTTAATGACCACAATGCTAAGCTGTACGTTCACTTAAATAGTGGCTTTAATGTTTTTGTCGGTCACGGAACAGACTTGATTGTTATCAAGCAGTTTGGTAAGGAATATAATTGGTTTCATAAGGAGAAGACATATAGCAAAAACGAAATCGCTCGACTTAAAAAGAGTGGTACAGTCAGTTTAGGTACGAGTAGTGCCCGCAGAAAGCCAGAGCGTCTTCCTGGACAGCCTGACTATGCGTCTGAAGAAGATCGTAAGAAGCAACGAGAACTTCTTCGTGAAATTGAAAAGATACCAAATCTCCTTGAAATGCCCAATGATTGCGAATTATTTGTAAGGTTTAGATCTCTTTTATCGTATTGTGAAGAAGATGACGGAGAGTAAAATTTCAAAAAGTATACAAGATATTTATTAACTAGTAAAAACACACTTACTAAAAAACGTGGAGAACAGCTATCGTGAAAGGTGAAATATAAAAAGTATGAAGAATATAGAAAAGCAAGCTGTTGTTTGGAAGACATATCCAGAATATCCTTTCATAGAAGTAAATCAATTCGGTGAGATTAGAACAAAAGACAGGATTGTGAGGGGTAAAGGTGGGTATAAATATCATATTAAAGGCAGAGTTTTAAAACAATATGACAATAGACGTGGGCGTGGTTATCTGTTCGTGAATGTCAATGTGAATGGTAAGCAATTTCACCTATACGTTCATCGTGCAGTAGCTACTTGTTTTATTCCCAACCCAAACGATTTACCGGAGGTAAATCATATTGATAACAACCCTAAAAATAACATTGTAAGTAATCTTGAATGGTGCACACATGAGTATAATACAGAGTATCGTGAAAAATATGGAATACCAGCCAAAGAGTTTTCTAAAGTATTAAGAAAACCTGTAATAGCAATTAATTTAGAATCTTTTAAAGTCTTCTGGTTTGAGTCACAAAATGATGCGGCATATCAACTCGGTGCTAACCAAGGAAGAATTAGTGATGTTGTCAATGGTAAACTAAACAAAACTCATGGTTACTGGTTTTGTCGTGTAAATAAACACACAATCGAAAAAGTAATAGCCAAGTTTGGTGATGAGGTGGCTAGTAAAGTTGAAAATTTGATAGGTGGCGAATTAAAATTAGAATAAGCGGACAAGATGTTAGATCTTATGTACAAACAATAAAAATTTAAGCTAATCTTATGCAATGAGAGTAGTTTAGTACCAAAATAAGAAAGGACAAATATGTTAAAGTTTTTTGCTAACAATAAGCCTAACCTGGAAGAATTTGTTCAGACCTACAAGCAACTAATGCTTGATGACTTGAAGAAAATTGAACAAGAAGAAGATTTTTCTCAAGAAGAAAAGGAGGTTATTAAGTCCGAAAGAGCTCTTTCATTTGAAATTCTAGATCAATTATTGGAGAGCGCAAAAGAAAATTAAAATGAACAAACGTCTTTCAAATTTAAGTAATTCAGAAATTAGAAATAAACCATAGAAAAAGCCCAAAAGACTTCAGAAAAAATGTTGTCTTTTGGGTTTTTTGTGTTATAATATAGTCATGAAATTAAAAGGAGGATAAAACAAGGTACAAATGAGATTTGCAAACTTACACGGTCATTCGGAATATTCTAATCTCCGTTTCCTAGATTCTGTCATTAAAGTTGACGAGATGATCGATAGTGCTTATGAACTTGGGTACTCAGCTGTTGCTATAACAGATCACGAGGCTTTAAGTGGCCACGTTAAGGCTACTAACTATTTGCAAGCCAATAAAGACAAGCTTAAGGACTTCAAAATAATCTTAGGTAACGAAAGCTATCTCGTCTCAGAAGAAGAAATGAAGACAGCAGAGGAAAATAAAGAGAAATTCAAGTTCAATCACTGCTTATTTCTCGTTAAGAATAAGCATGGCCATAAATTTTTACAAAAGCAAAGTACTTTAGCATGGTCTCACAGACATTCTTATAGAGGGCAGGAGCGTGTCCCGTCTTTTTACGGTGAAATCGAAGAACTTATGAAGGGCTATAAGGGGGACGTTATCTTCTCAACTGCTTGCATCTCTGGTGTTTTTGCTCAAAATGCTCTGAAGTATCATGAAACCAGAGATAAGAAATATGTAGATAACATTATCAAGTTCTTTGAGTGGGCCGTTAGAGTATTCGGTAAAGAGAATGTTTGCATCGAAGCGATGCCTAGCCATTCTGAAGAGCAATATATTATTAACGAAGCAGCCTGGTACTTTGCTAATAAACTTGGTCTACGTTATATTGTTACTCTAGACGCCCACTACATTAATAATGAACAAAGACCAGCGCACAGTGCTCTGCTTCGTTCAAGACAAGCGGACAGACCTTTGGAAGGTTATGATACTGCAAGATTAATGAGTAAGGAAGAGTTGTCAAAATACTTTGATAAAGAGCGCTTTGATGTAGCTTTAAAGAATATCAATGATATTGTAGAGCAATGTGAGAACTACACTTTCGACCACACGCCTATTATTCCTAAGTCTCATATTCCTGAATTTACACCTTTGTTGCAAAGTGGTTTGATTGTTGATGAACAAAAATATGATGGTATTGCTCGTTACCTTCACTCAGATAGCATTGAAGATCAATACTATGTAAAATTGATCTTTGACGGTATGAAAGAACACAAATGCTACAACGAAAAATATTTAGAGCGTGTTAATCTGGAGCTTAACGAGTTATGGGCAATTTCACAGACTCTAAATCAACCAATGAGTTCTTACTTCTTGGCCGCTAGAGAATTTGTTGATACTATGTGGGAGTCTGGTTCGATCGTAGGTTATGGTCGAGGCTCTGCTGGTTGTTGGGTGACTAATTACTTACTAAATATTGTTCAAGTAGATGCTGTGAGATTTAATTTCCCTTACTACCGTTTCTTATCAAAGGAAAGAGTGCAAGAGAACACGGCTTCTAACTACCCTGACATCGACATTGACACAGAATCGAATAAACGTCAAATTATCGTTGACAATGTTAAGAAACGGTTTGGTAAAGATAAGGTTTTAAACTTTTGCACATTTTCCACTTTAGCATCACGTAATTCCGTTCTTTATGCTTGTCGTGGATTAGGTTTGGATAAAGACCTGGGCAATTACTTAATCAGTTTAATTCCAAGAGATGATGAAGGTAAGGAATTAGATATTGAAGAAGCTCTGCTAGGCAATGAGAAGAAAGGTATCAAACCTAACGAAAAACTTAACGCAGAGTTTGATAAGTACAAAAATCTGAAAGAAACGGTACTGGAATTAAAAGGTTTGGTAATTGGTAGATCTGAACATGCTAGCGCTTTAGCTGTGTTCAACACACCTTACGTCGAATATAACGCTTCAATGACCACCAAAGATGGTATTGTCGTTACTCAGTTTGACGCAGAAGACAGTGAGTTGATGAGCGCAATCAAGTTCGACTTCTTAACTATCTCTTCTTTGGATAGGATTCACGAAGCCTTTGACCTACTGATGAAGGACGGTTTGATTCAAAAACAAAAGGACTTTAGAACGACATTTAATAAATACTTCTCTGTTGACAATCTAGATGATTCAAATCAAGATATGTATGACAAGTTGTTCAAAGGTGAAGTGATCGAGGCCTTCCAGTTCAGCGCCGTGCAGGGGGAAAAGGGTTTAAGGCAGGTCAACGCCAGAAACGTTAACGACTTGGTTTCTGCGTCAGCCTTAATCAGACTGAGATCAGATTCTACTGAACAACCTTTGCAGAAATATGTAAGATTCAGAGATAACCACCAAGAGTGGGAAAATGAAATGATTGAGAACGGTCTGGCTTCAGAAGAGCGCAAGATCTTGCATGAATTGCTTGATGACTATAATGGTATTTGTTTGTCGCAAGAAAAACTTATGCTGTTGTCTATGAAGATTGCTGGGTTTAATTTGAACGAAGCTAACAAGATCAGAAAGGCTATTGCTAAGAAGAATCCTAAGTTACAAGAAATTCAACACCAACACTTTATGGAAAAAGGCTTGGCTTTGGGTAGACGAAAAGAATTTCTTGATTACGTCTGGAAATATTGTGTTGAAATCCAGAAGGGTTATGCGTTTAGCGATGTTCACGGTTTGAGCTATGTTTATATCCTCGTCTGTGAAATGAACATTTGCGAGTTTTATGGCTCGATCTACTGGCAAACCGCTTGCTTAAACGTTGACAGCGGGTTAAGTGGCAAAGAACAGAAAAATGTGGATTACGGCAAGATCGCAAAGGCAATTTCCAATCTACCCAAGGGCACCGTGTTGCCACCAGATGTAAATCACTCTGACCTTAAATTTACTATCGATAAAAATCGCATTTTATTTGGACTATTCGCATTATCTAGTGTTTCTAGCAAGGAGATTCAAACCATTATTGATAATCGACCATACAGCAGTTTTAAATCCTTTGTAGAAGCTAACACAGACGTTATCTCGCAAAAGAAAATGGTTCAATTAATTAAGAGTGGTATGTTTAGATCATTCTGCGAAGACACCAGACAGAACATGATTGCCTATGTAAAATACGCCATTCCTCGCAAAGAAAAACTAACGACTACAAGTTTAAACAAAATAGGTGATTATGTACCAGAACAATATCAAAAATACGTCAAGCTTTATCAAATCAAAAAGGCTTTGAAGAACGGCTTGAAAGTTGATTCTGTGCTAGGTAGTTTCTTTGTTGATAATGTGCCGCTTGATTACGATTTGGAAGACGGACAAATTGTTGTGGACCAGAAGATGTTTAATAAATGGTTCAACCAAGAAATTAAGCCTTTGAAAGATTGGCTCAAGACTGAAGAAGCACTTGAAGTTGAGGTTAGAGTTAGACGGAATGAATTTTGGAAGCAAAATTGTTTAGGGACTGTGGAAAATTGGTTCTTCGAAACCTTAAATTATTATCCTACTGACCATTTCTTAATTAAGACCAATTTGAAAACCATGTTTGACATCAGAGGTTTTGATGATCTACCAGCAACACCTCAAATCAAGGCTTTTGTCGGAAAAAATAAGTTCCCTATTTATCAAACATATGAAATTGCTGGTACGATTGTAGATAAGAACAATGTAAAGAAAACAATCACTTTGTTGACGACTTCTGGTGTTGCGATCTGCAAACTAGGAGACAGATTGTTCTCTAAGCTTAATCAAGTGGTTAAGAATGGTGATACGAAAGATGACTCTTGGTTAGCCCGTGGCACGAATTTGGTTATGCTGGGGACGAGAAATGGTACTGAATTTTGTGTGAAAAAAGTAAAAGACGCAACCAGCGTTTTGAAGGTTGTAAATCAAGGGTATAACGTCAGCCTTCAAAAGAGATAGTTAAGGTTGAAAATTCACCCTAAAGCGTAGTAAAATAGAAAACATAAAAAAGAAGTTTGTTTGTTGTAAACGGGCTTCTTGTTCGTTTTTGAAGTTCACATATAACAAGAAAGGAGAGTTTATGGAAAATACAGAAGAAATCTGGAAGACTTACCCAGACTATGATTTTATCGAGGTGAGTAATTTAGGAAGAATTAGAACGAAAGATAGGATTATAACACGTAAAGACGGTAAAAAATATTCTGCAGGGGGGCAAGTGTTAAACCAACAAATTAAGAAAAATGGTTATATGCAAGTGTGTGTCAGAGTGAATGGTAAGAAAGTTTATCTGCTCACACATCGTATGGTTGCTATTTGCTTTATCCCTAATCCAAATGACTATCCAGAAGTTAACCATAAAGACAATGATAGAACGAATAATGTCGTAAGTAATCTTGAGTGGTGTACACACGAGTATAATATTGCTTACAAGGAAAGATATGGAGTTTCAGCTAGAGAAGCCACTAAAGTATTAAGACACCACGTATTTGCAATCAATCTAAAGACTGGTAAAGTTTTACGTTTCGAGTCACAGAACGAAGCTGCACGTCAACTTGGAGTTAGCCGATCAAGCATATATGCTGTAATCAATGGTGAGCAATACGTGGCGGGTAATTATTGGGTTACAGAAGACGAAAGTGAAATTACTGAAGAAAAAATTCGAGAAATTAGGGTCAATATGAAACTATGCCCTATGATTGCCGTCAACCCAGAGACGTTTGAGGTTTTCTGGTTTGAGTCGCAATGTGAAGCCGGACGACAGCTTGGTGTTTATCAATCAAACATTTCTGATGTCATCAATGGCAAGCGCAACAAGACTTGTGGACATTGGTTCTGCTATGCAGACAAAAATGTAGTTGAAAAGACGAGAAAAAATTTTGGCAATGATATTGCCAAAAAAGTTGAAGAACTGATGAAACAAAATTAAAATCAACAAACAAAAAAAGGAGGACGAGATTAGATCTCATTCTCCTTTTTCGTATGTTGTTATAAATATTATGCGCTTAATTTAATTCGATACCCAGGGCGTTGGCTAATTGCTCTTCGCTGTCATCCCGTAAGTAACCTTGAGTTGTTGAGATGTCAGAATGGTGCGCTAAAATTTTTAACATTTGAAGATTTAGCTTGTCTTTTCCGACTTCTTCAAGGACATGATGAGTACCGTCAGAAAAATTCGTTAAGCATGAATGACGGAAGCTGTGCTCGTTCAAAGGAACATCTTTGCCCGTACGTTCTTTTAGAATTTCTCTGAGCTCATCTACAAAACTATACATTGTCGTGTAAGTCATTGGACGCTTGTTTTTTCCTTTGCCAGTTATCCACAAACTCGGAATGTCGTCTTCGCCTCTTTGTTTCATCCATAATTTATAAATAATTTTGGAACGATTGAAGTAAATCAATTTGAACTTTTTACCTCTTTTACCAATTACGGTTTCGGTTTGATTTCTTTCTAAAAAACCATCTTTCTTAATTTGATGAATCTCATTTCTTCTACCACCCGACTCGTAAGCGAGTGACACCCAAAGAGCTTTTTGATATTTTTTACGCTTTAAAAGCTCGTCAATCAAAATATTAATTTGTCGGTCAGTCAAAAAAACAATTTCACGGACTGGTTCTTTCTGAAGACCTTTTAAATATTGCATTTGATTGATGTCGTAATCGTAATCTTCAGAAATACAAGCGTAATTAAGCAAGTTCCGAACGCTAGATTGGAAACGATTAATTCTTGCGTTGCTTACTTCCGAACGCTTTAAAATTAAGAAAAAATTTCGAAATTCCTTCCTTTTCAGATCAAGAATATATTTGTTTTTCTTCTCTCTCACCAAGTAACAGAAGAAAGCACGGAGATCATATCCATATTGGTCTCGAGTCTTTTTTGCTTTACCTTCAGCCTCTAAATTTAACATGTAATCTTCATACAATTCTCTGTTTTCTTCAGATAAATTTTCCCAATCCTGCTCGTTAAAAAGTCTAACTGCCATAGTTTCCTCTTTCTTTCTGTTTTTTCTAATTAAATGTACACCACCCAATTACAGGTGGTGAAAGAGATGTTTATCTCTTAAAAAATCGTGCCCCAAGTTGATACTCTCTTACCGTTCTTAGCAACACCAGAAGCAACAGAGCCGTATCCGTTACTTCTCTTCTGTCTTAACCAAACATAACCACCAGAGATCTTATAAGCATCAAACTTGATGACTTGACCTCTGTACAGAGTAGAAATGACTCTAGAAGATGTGCTTGCTCCAGATCGTAACTTGATGGTAGTATTCAGTCTGAAATAGCCACTCTTCTTAATCCATGAGTGCTTCTTTACTGTCTTTTTCTTGGTAGTAGTCTTCTTAGGTTTCTTAGTAGCCACGTTTGAAACGTGCCCAGTCAGCTTCAGTTTTTGTCCGGGATGCAACATAGTCTTAGTGGTAGCGCCATTGAGCTTTGCTAGACCGTTTACGTCAATACCGTAAGCCTTAGCAATAGAAGACCAACTGTCGCCATTCTTAACCGTGTAAGTGTTGTCCTTTGGAAACTTCTTTACACCGTTTTCTTTATTAGTAGTAGCGTTTGCTTGCTTAACTGGAGTTTTCTTGGTAACTTCACCGTTACTAATTACCTTGAAGAATTGTACGTTACCGTCAACATTCAAACCCTTCCAGTTGTCCGCATATTGCCAAATACCAATTCCGTCCATTGAAGGGAAGTAATTATAGTCAGGTGTATACTGTGCGTTCATAGTCTTGTAAGAAGCAATCCAGAGCGCACTCTTACCATATTTATTAACCAACTTTTTAGTGTCTACGTTAGATCTAGCAAATGAAGCGCCACTATAGAAGAGTGGCTTATAGCCAGCCTTCTTAATGTGGTCCATAAACGTGATTACTGCGTTGGTGTTAGCTGTCTTTTGTGAAGCGTAAGCGCCAGCTTCATAGTCCATTGCAATAACAGAACTAGTTTTTAAACCGGCTCTCTTAGCGTCAGATACGGCTAACTTCGCCATTCTTAATGCTTCTGAACTTGATGAACCACATTCTGCCCAGAAATATGCACCAACTGCCAAACCGTTTACCTTTGCGTTTGCCAATTGCATTGAAGCGCTAGGGTTTTGGTAGTGATAACCTTCTCCACCACCAGAGCCGCCAACTTTTACAATTACAAATTTAGCACCCTTGTTCTTCAGAGTTTTGAAGTAGGAAGAAGATGAGCCTTGGTAACTTGATACATCGACACCTTCTTCTCTAGTAGCTGCGCTTATTTTGTTAGCAAACATTAAACCTAAAACAGTAGCACTGGACAACAATATTGGGATAATTTTCTTTTTCACTATTAATACTCCTTTATTGTTCGTTCGTTGCTTGCTTAGCTTGTTCAACCTGTGGTTGCTCTTGCTTGTTTTCTTCTGCTTGTTGTGTTTCTTGTTTATCGTCAGGCTTGTAAACTGACAAAGTGCCGCTCTTTACCAGTTCTGCATATGCAGATTCAACTGCGTTCTCGATGATTTGTTTGTCTACGTCTGTAAAGCCCAGATTCTTTAAAGCTTCAGAAACAGACTGAACAGCTTTTAAGTTCTTAATATTACCAGTTAGCTCTTCTTCAACACCTAATTTTTCCGTAATGACAACTGCGTCCTTTGCAATGGTAGGTAAGATAGAAACAACGGTCTTAGCGGTCTGGTTCTTTTCAAGCCATTCTTCTAATTGTTTGAAAATAAAAGGAATAACAGCTACTACTACTGCTACAACAACTTCTGCTAAATTATTGATCTGATTCATATTCATTTAACCTCTTTTTTAATTCTTGTATTTTTTGTTTATATTGGATTATCTGTGCTTTTTCTTCTTCGTTGATTTTTTCTAATGATTCAATTTGAAGCTTTAACAATCTATTTTTAATTTGAAGTCTCTTTATTTTATCTTCCAAGTTGTCGTTTTTCTTTTTCGTTTCAGCTAGTTCTTCTGAGGTCTTTTCTATATCAGATGTTTCGGTAACTTGTTTGTATGTTATCCATGCAATTACTACAGAGAAAAAAGACGAAACTAATTTCGTTATTACTTCTGTCCAATCCATTAACCCTTTTTTCCTTTTTTGTTACTTATTTTTGCTGGAAGGAAGATTTCTAGCTATTTCTAGTCCTACCGCAATCATACCAAATAAAGCTACCGCTGTTATAAGCATTTCAGGTTTATCATTATTAGCAAACAAAAAATGAAACAATGAAGTTAATGAAACGAACATTAAAAACATGTTGATAAAAACGACACAGCAGCTAATAACTTTAACGTTTAGTTTGGCGGCACAGGAACATACCATCGCTAAAAAACCAACTGAAGCACCTAAAAAATCAAGTATTTCACTGTTGAAGATACTCAGAATCACGTCAACAGGCGGAAAGAAAAAGAAATGTCTGTATATTAATAATGCAAAACCGACCAAAAACGAGACAAAACCTAAGACAAATAGTTCCTTTCTAGAAACATGAGAATCTGCACTTTTGAATGTTTTCATAATTTTTTTCCTCTATTGAAGAGAAGCGATACTGTCATTAAGATATACTTCTATGTGCCCTTCTGAAGGAAATATTCTAACTGAACCGTCATTTAGAGTCTCGTGTAATTCCAAATAGAAAGTTCCTGCAGTTTGATTTTCTTGTGGAATTGCTCTTGCAACCAAAGTACCGTCAGGTTGAATTGTTGTTGGAATAGTTCCTAAATATTTAGTCGTTGAAGAATAAAGCAAAGATACGCTTTTGGTTTCTTTGTTAAATAGATGTTCTTGACCATTTCCAGTCGTGCACGTTAAATGATAAACGTGGTTAGTGTCACCTTCCACGCTGTTCTCTTCTCCACTTGATACCGTCATTGTGTTTGCCATAAAGATTATCCTCTTCTTTTATAAAAACATCTTACAATTCTTATTTGAAATTGCCGAATAAAGACCAATAATAGCTTAGAGCTAATTAGTCAGTGTCCTTGTCCTTTTCGGCAGTTTCATTACCAGTATCCTTGGTCTTGGCGGCCATGTCAAAGATGAAGGCACGAAGTTGGGCATTTTCGATAGTTAAATTTTTAACTTGCTCAGTTAAAACATTTATATAACTTTCTGGTGAAATTTGCATAGTGCTTCTCCTATTCTGATGCCTTAGTATCGTTTACTAGTTGTGCCTTAGCCAAAGCTTTAAGGGAACCAGCAGACATTTGAGCGAAAGTCTTACCTTCTGGAAGATCTTCCTTAGTAACTGTCTTACGGTAGTTAATGTAGTCACCACTACCATCGCTAGAAGTGCCAACCACTGATACTACTGCATTGATGGGTTCGCCGCTTTGGTTGAACACCCGGTTGATGCTTGAGACCCTGATGGTCATAGCACCTGCTGCATAAACGGCAAGCTTCTTTCGACCCAAAGCTTCAATTTCAGAGTCAAGCAGATCATCGAAAGTCTTATCCTTTGTCAATTCCTTGGTAGTCACGTTAACACTAGCACTGAGGTAATCTCCACCCCCGTTAGTTGAGCTACCACTAAAAGCAACAATGATTTGATTGGTATTCCCGTCTTCACTATAAGTTTGGTTAATGCTGTTTACAATAATTTTCATGATTAGTTCTCCTTTGTTTATAATATGGTTTCTAATGACTTCAATTTAATTTCTAATTTATCTATCTTTTTAAGAAGTTCTTGCAAAACTACATGATGATAACCGACAAGATTTGCATCAATACGTGCAGTTCTTTCTTTGTTGATTAACATGTCATCCATATGGTATTGAGGGTCTGGATTAACATCATCGATAATCCCGGACACGTAGTGCTGACCACTTTCATCACTAGTATAGCGGTAGTCGTACATCTCCGTGCCCATAACCGCAGCCAGTGCTCGGTCGTAAGAGACAGGCGTGATGTCGGTCTTAACTGAAAGCCGGGACGATACCGAGTTAGCTCTCTGAGAGATAACTCTATTGCAATGCACATCGACCTTACCAGCGTTGTTGTAAGACTGGCTCAGTGCTGTGACGGCATTACCCCGCTGGATATACAGATCAAGATCTGGCGTGTAGATCGTAGCTTTGCCCAAACCAATACCACCATAGACCTGGAAACCAACAGAACCATTATTATCAAAGTTTGTACCTGCGTGGTTAGATACGATCACAAATTTGTCGTCGGCTGCTCTGATATGATGGCCTACGATGCGTAAATCGCCTGCCCAGACATCATCCGTTTCAATTCTACTAGAGTCAATGTAGGTTCTTGCAATTTGACCATCAAATTTTTCATCTGTTGAATTTACCTTATTTTTATAGGTGGTGAATTTTAAGTATCCTGGCGTTAAGGTGCCGATTGAATAGAATTTTCGTCCACCATTTAAGTGGGAATTGTCTTCATACGTAACATCGCAATTTTCACCAAGTAATTGAAGATAATTGTTGAAGTAAATGTGAGCATTATTCCAGCTCCAAGGGTTGTGGTAGTTAGAGTCTTGATTTACCCAGTTTGTGTTTTTTTGCATTAAGTCAAGCTGACCAGTAACTGTCGTATCGCCGCTCAGTTCGATATTCTTGCCACTGATCTTTATGCTGTCTGGGTTAAGATTGATAGCGGAAACAAGATTTTGGCTGTTAGGAAGCATTACCCAGTCTGACCAAGACCTGCCATTCCAAACACGCTGATATTGTGTCGGGTCGTTGTCCTTCCACACGGTTACAGTAACCCGACTGCCGTCCGCAGACCCTCGGCTTGTTACGTACATATACGGAGTTAGTTTTTGACCTCCGGGATATCTTGGTCCGTTATAAACATGATCGGCAGTCGTTTCGCCGTTCAAGAACCAATTACCATATGACGACTTAGTGAGATCGAAGTCCCATGGGCTAGATGGCCCAACACCGTAGTCCGTAAAAGTACTTACATCGTAAAGAGCTGCTCTTAGTGATCCTGTCGTGATAGAATTTGCGTCAAGATTAATTACGTTCACGTGAGCTGCATCAAGCGTCCCAGACGTGATCTTGTCAGCGTTCAAGTTGATTATGTTAACCTTGTCTGCATCAAGCGTCCCAGACGTGATCTTGTCAGCAGTCAAGTTTTGAACGTCTATTTTAGATGCGTCGAGTGTACCCGCAGTAATTTTTCCGGCGTTGAGGTTAGCTATCATAGCGTCTTTGATTATTCCGTTATCGATCACTGTGTCCTTGGTAACATGCAAACGTTCCGCAGCTAAAGTCCCTGTTACAATATTATTAGCATCAAGGTTGGTTACTTGCACATGAGACGCATCAAGAGTCCCAGCTTTAATTTTGTCAGCATTGAGGTCTGCGATCTGAGCATTGCCAATTATCCCATTGTCAATAACAGTATCCTTGGTTACGTGCAAGTGTTCTGCCGCTAACGTCCCTGTGGTGATGTTATCAGCATCCAAGTTCGTAACCTTAACTTTAGATGCATCTAGCGTACCTACCCTAATCGTTGAAGCATCAACAGAGTCAATATTAGCCGCATGAATAACAGCCTGGTCAATCGTGGTGCCAGCCGTAATGTGGAGTTTATCACCGACAATTTTTAGGCTACCATCAGAGGACATGTTAATCCCAGCAACTATGTGCCCGTTGACAACCTGACCGATCGTTGAGTTGTTTGGATCCATCGACAACAGAGCGGCCAGAGTGCTTGAACCTTTTGACCTCTTGATATAGGCGTTGAGGTTGTTGGCCGTCTGCTGGACGTTGGAGATGTCCCCCTCTGCGTTAGACATACGGGAGGCCAACCCACTGGCCGTATCCTGGAGCGAGGAAATATTCCCCTTAGCGTCCTTCATGTCTGCGGTCAGTCCCTGCGCCGTCTGTTCCAAATTGGAAACATTACCTTCTGCGTTTGACATCCTCGTGGTCAGTTTATCAGCAGTTTGCTGTAACTGCGAGATATTCCCCTCAGCACTGCCAACCCGTGATGTCAGTCCATTTGTCGTCTGTTGTAAACTGCTGATGTCACCTTTAGCGTTGGTCAAGTCAGACTGGAGCTTGCTTGCGGTTTGTTGTAGGCCAGACACGTTTCCTTCTGCGTTGGATACACGGGTGGTCAGCCCATCGGCCGTAACTTTAAGCTGAGCTATGTCGCCATTAGATGGTTTCCAGGTGGTGCGGTTTGGACCAAGTTCCAGTTGGAGGCTGGAGTAGCTAAGCGTGATTAGTCCCGGATCATTACCGCACCCCACAACGATATTCCAGTGAGTAAATCCTCTAGGCATTGTGTAAGTTACCTGCGACCAACCTTTTCCCCCCGCAGGAATCTTATTGCCTTGAGCCATTCCTTTGTCTGTCCACATTTGCACCCAAGCTTCTTTGGACGGATTTTCAATCCATACGCTAAGAGTGACTTTTTGCCCATCGAGTTGATGTTTCGCAACTGGTTCGTCATTGGATTCGGCATACCATATCCAATCGGTGCCCGTAAATTTTCGCAAAGTATCACTGGTGTTGTTTAGTAGGTTGCCACCGCCTAGCACCGTAGCACTCAATCCACTCGCATCCTGCTGTAATTGTGAAATCCTGTCGGAATGGTCTGTCACGGTAGATTGCAAGCTTTTAGCCGTCTGTTGGAGACTACTTACGCTACCCTCGGCATTGGTCATTCTGGAGGTCAGTTTATCAGCAGTTTGCTGTAACTGCGAGATATTCCCCTCAGCACTGCCAACCCGTGATGTCAGTCCATTTGTCGTCTGTTGTAAACTGCTGATGTCACCTTTAGCGTTGGTCAAGTCAGACTGGAGCTTGCTTGCGGTTTGTTGTAGGCCAGACACGTTTCCTTCTGCGTTGGATACACGGGTAGTGATGCTGTCTGCCGTTTGTTTGACCGCAGAAATATTATTTTTATTGTCCGTGATCTGACCCTGCAGACTGTTTGCCGTGGCTTTAACACTTGCAACATCACCTTTTGTGTTGGTCAAGTCCGCACGTATTGCATCGGCCGTTTGACTGACCTTGCTGATCGCTTGGTCGGTATCCTCTGGGGCAGGCGTCCAGTCTGTAGCCATGTTGCCTTTTTCAACTTTGTAATGATCAACACTTATGCTATATCCAGATGGCACCATATTAAACCAACAATAAGGGCTTGGCGATTCCCAACCTAATTGCTCCGAGTCGCCGATTACAAATGTTTCCTTAATCTTATAAGTAGTTTGACCATCAACTAAGTCTCTTTTGCTAATTTTCGCATGTATATTCCAGTTATGAGTCGTTCTAAAAAGTCCAACAGCAAAATCATTAGCAAAATCACTTTTGGCCAGACGTGCCATTTTTCGATATGGTCAAATTGCCGGTTACGGTTAATGTGTCGTCATAGGTTAAGCCAAGATTTGATAAGTGTTCTTTCAAAACAACACGTTGGAGATCCGGCCAATAGTAGCCTGATTCAAATGTTATGTCTCTCATGTTGGTATAACCAGTTCCGTCAAAAATGGTCTTAGCTTCTTGAGTACCTAGTACCAGATTTCGACCGCCGACCTTCATACCAGAGACAGTCGTACTGATCTCCTCAGCCGTGTGCTTGACTTCTGCAATAGCGTTGCTGTTGTACTTAATCTTACTGTTGGCTGTCTCCAAGCTACCACTTAGCTGGCCGGTCTGTTTTTGCAGATTTGCAACAGTCGTTGAAAGGCTATTCTTAGTGTTCTCCAAGTTGGTCTTAGTCGCTGACAGATCGTTGCGAACTGCAGATAAACCATTTTTGATGTCGTTAGTAGTCGTTGTCAGATTATTTTTAGTATCTGCCAAGTCGGCCTTAACGCTAGTTAAATCATTAGCAGTAGTTGCCAGACTGGACCGGGTGTCAGCCAAGCTAGTCTTAACACTGTTCAAATCGCTAGTAGTCGTTGCAATATCTTTTTTAGCGTTGTCTAAGCTAGATGTTAAGCTAGTCTTAGTATTCTCCAAGTCGCCCTTAGTCGCTGACAAATCGCTCTTAACTGCGGATAAGTTTTCCTTAGTCGCTGACAGGTCGTTAGCGATTTTATTAGTAACCTCTGTCAAATTAGTTCGAGTAGATTCAACGTCATAATCCAATTCCTTGACTTTAGACTCGATGTTGGTCTTTAATTCATTAACAGCCTTATGACTTTCCTGGGTTGCTTGATCAACCCGAGCCTTGATTTCTGCTCCAGTTGTATCACTGACTGTTTTTTCCCAAGTACCACCAGTCCAAGTATAGACTGCGTTGTCTGTAAAACAGATATCACCTTCTTTAAGTCCAGTATTTGAGATAGTGTTTGGGTCTTTAACTCGAAATACTCTGTTTTTACTATCTGCTGTTTCTTCGGCGCTCTTGGCTTTCTTTATCGCTTCGGTAACTTTAGCTCTGATTTCAGCTCCCGTAGTGTCGCTTACGGTTTTCTCCCAGGTGGTACCATTCCAGACGTAAATAGTATCATCTGTAAAACAGATGTCACCTGTTTTCAAACTGGATGTTGAGATAGTGTTTAGGTCTTTAACTCTAAATACTCTGTTTTTACCATCTGCTGTTTCTTCGGCGCTCTTGGCTTTAGCCATTGCGTCTGCCACTTTAGCATTGATTTCTGCTTGAGTCGTATCACTGACCATTTTCACCCAGGTGGATCCATCCCAAACATATAGAGAATTGTCAGTAAAGTATATGTCACCCTCTTTAAGTTCAGAGGTTGGAATTGTGTTCGGGTCAGACCCTCTGAAAACTCTGTTCTTTCCGTCGGCCGTCTTCTGAGCACTATAGGCCAGATCATGAGCGTCATCTGCTACTCTGTGAGCACTATTTGCTAAAGCTTTAGCATTTAAAGCTTGTTTACCATTGTCTGTTAAATTAATTTCTGAAGATTGAGATAAACTCATTCTGGTATCACTCCTTTACTCATTTCCGTTGCGTCTGTTCTAAAAGTTAAAGGCAATTTATAAACATACGTTCCCTCTGTTGTACCGCCATGTTTGTTAAAACTGATTAATAAATTATTATCATCAATAGTACTTAATGCTTCGGGTTCGTAAATAGTGTTATCATCGCCAAAAACTCCATTAGATATGTCATAATTGTTTACAAAGCATTGCCCGCCTGTCACAACGTTAACGCAATAGATTGAGCGTGTGTCGTGCATATCGTAGTCCCCACTATGCCAAAATACATAAGGATATTTCAAATTAGAAGATTGAAACGTCTGTTGTTTTTTAAAGTCATAATTGTACATGTTGATTTTATATCTTGGTTGCCCCGTCCATGGTGAAGTGTCTTGTGCTCGATATACTTCATAATCACCATTTTTTCTGGTTATACCCAAATAATTATGAGCGCTGTCATAGTTTACTCTTATATATTCGTCTTTTGAAAAGATACCTATAATTTCTAGTCTCGAATCATTAGGAGATAAAGTAGCATTTGCCACGTAGGGGATCTTTGTAATTCTATATCTTGCACCTTCACTTGCGAAGTTTTTTGTCACTCCCCAAATATAAGGTGTGTTGCCTACCATTTGAACACCAAAGCTCGAACCGTGTCCACCGTCTTGAATAATCATCGAGGAAATTTGTCTAAAGTGTGAGTCCCATAATACATAAGCTGTATCGTTTTGATTGGCTCCCGTTCCTAAGTTATGGGAGCTTAAATATTGTCCCGTGCTTAATCTAACAATGTATTGAGCGGTGTGTTGCTTGTTATTGTATCTATATAGGAAATAACCTAATTTTGTAGCTGAAGTTTGGTCTATGTTAACCTCTGGTGCATTTGTTATGTAGTCTGTGTCTATATATGCTCTCAAAGTTCCCAGCGTGACACTGGATATTGACTGTAAAAAACCTCTTTTATTGAAGTTTGTGTCTTCCAGACCGTTTGAATTAATGTGTTTCCATATAAACCCTTTAGGATCTACAAATGAGGAGATGTTAACATTCCCCGTCTTTTCCCAGGCTTGCATGATATATTCCTTCGGGTTGTCGTCTGAAAAGTCAGTACCATCTGGTGCAAGAATAACTGGTACGACAGAGCTTGGGTCATTCTTCGCTCTATCGATAGCAGTTGCCAACTCACCTTTTATTGAATTAAACCAACTTGGTGTAACAACTTTAACCGTAGTAAATTCGCCAAACGTACAAGTGTTCCCATATGGGTTAGTAAGGCTGAAAGTCTTACCCATGATTCTGGCGGTGATGTCGATCATAGGGTTTGCTGTATTGTCTTTAGCACGAATCGTAGACCCAAGAGGCGGGTTATAATCTACCGTGGTGGTCATGTTATAAGCGTATCTATCGTGGTTTACAAGCTTTAATTGTTTCTTCCCCCATGATAGTAATGACTGACCAACTAATGAATCTGAAATAATGACGCCTTCCAAATAATCCCCTTCTGCGTAATAAGGGTTATAACGCATGTTAGCATCATCATCTACCAAATAAGGCAAACCGTTGTTCACACCAGCAATGGAGGTTAAACCACTGCTATTTTCTGAATTAGAGTTTGTTAAATTAGTACCGTTATTTGACGTAATGCCATCTGCTGACGCTGAAGAATAAACGAACAACTTGGTAATTGCATTACCGATTTTGGTTTGAGTGAGACTTAAAACATTTGAACCTACAATAGCTTCTCTTAAGAATCTTTGGTCGTTGATCTTGTCTTCAATATCAATAACTTTTCTAGCAATCTTAGTCTCAGTTCGGTTTAATAGAACATAACAGTCCATTTCAACGTTGTACCATTGAAGTAGAGATTGGATTGTTGCTGACCCTACATCTGATCCTGAAAAGGAAATTGTTTGTTTTAAAGACGAGCTGGAGTTGTTGACAACTTCCCAGCCACCGCCCATCCCTTGGGTACACCAAGCAAGAGCTTGATCTAAGGAACAGTTATTAATTGTCTTTGCGGTAGGAATGTTATAGTGTAGTCGCCAAAGTGCTTCATCAATAAGCGTCAAAGTTCTTGAATAGATATGACCACTAGCATTAATTAAAGTTCTTTCAACTGTACTAATATGTAAAAGATACCAGCGCTTTAAACTCTTTTCATAGTAAGCTATACTATGTTTAGTATCTAGCAATTTATAGTTAGTCCCAGCCTTTTCTAGAACTGTAATGGTTCCTTCATGTGTATATGCTTTCGAACCTGCGTTTGGGTCATACTTTGAGGTTGATTCAGCTGCGCCTGAACCTGATGTGTCAGAAGTTAGACTTTCTCCCCATGATGAAGAGGTGTCTTCTGATGCAATACTATGAGTGATAGAATCTGATAATAATGGAATAGAACCATCAATGGATAATTGACCGACTATTTTTAAATTTTCATCTAATATTAAATATCTTGAGGCATTTGTATAGTCTTTTAATTTGTATGCCATATAATGGAGAATTCCTTTCTAATTACAACGTTCGTGGATAGTAAGATAGTACTATTTCTGCGTTTCGTAAGTCTGAGCCAAAAATACTAATTGTGTTTATCCCCGGCTTTAACTTAGGGTAGTTGCTTACCCACACTGGTTCTACCATAGAATTTTCAACAGTAATTTCTTCGTCTGCACTATCGAAAATTACATCTTGACCTCTTTTAACAACTTCTTTAGGTTTGTCTGAAGCACCATCAACTTCTTCTAAGTAGTTTAATTTAGAGATTTGCAAGTCAACCAAAGACAAATATGCGTCTTTGTAGTTTTCGTTCGCAGGGATGCTCTTGTCTGCTTTCTTTTGAACAACTCTTGCAAGGTCTTCTTCTAATGGATATTTATTTTCCACTAAAGCAACGTTTCCCAGTTTATAGTTCTGTGCCCAACTCAAGAATGACTTATCAGTGATTTCAGTCCATACGTTGTTTTGCTTTAACTTACTGTTACTTAGAGGTCTATAAGAATTAGTGCTTAGTTCGACTACCTTGTACCAGAATCTATTCTTGTATTTTCTTAACCAAAACTGCAAAGCAACATCAGAAGACAATAAAGTGTTTGCGTCTCTTTCTTTTACGTATTTTTGAACGGTCTTTTTATAACTCTTCTTAGTAACCTTTGTATAAGGCTTTCTAATTGTTTTATATCTTTGTTGTCCACGTCTCTCCCCGGTTTTATATCTTCCGTTCCTAACCCTAACTGATCTGTAAGCTTTGTGCTTGGTTATTTTCGTTTCTGTCTTGGTAGTAGTACCGTATTCAACCTCGTAAGTAGAAGGTTGTCCTTTAGCATTCCATTTAACACCAGCTAATAAAGGAGTTCTTTTACCTTTAGTGTAAGTTGAAAACGGTTGATAATATCGATGATTGTCTTTATTACCGACTGTTGGTTGAGTACCAAAGTTACCACCTTTTTCAGTAAATCTAATTCTCGCAAAAGGTGCTGTACCACCATAACCATTAACGGCGGAACCTTTAAGACTAAATTCTCCCCAAGCCACATTATTTTCGTCAAGCAAAAGCAATGAAATAATACCAACGGCTCTTGTATTGTGAACGTTACCCGAATCTTTGTAAACTTCATGGTGAAGAATAGTACTAATCTCAAAATTGTCTAAAGCAGATGTTATGCCTTGGTAAACAGCAACAGGGCCATACCATGTTTCTGCAGGAACATTTATATTATCGTCGTCCATAGAACTAGGTGTCTTAGAGTGTGGAGGGGTCAAACCATCTTGATAGCTACCCACGATAATAGCGGTTGCGTCTTGGTTAGATTGAAATTCACCTTGAACTACATTTTTCTTCAAACCAATTCTCAAACTGTTTACAACATTTGAATCAGTTGTCCAATTAGCAAATGAACCGCAACCATCACTTGTAATCACTTCTCTAGCAGGAACAACTGTCGTACCATCTGCGGCATCAATAGTTTGCGATTCATCTGCACCAATTCCCATGTAACCATCATCATTAAGCGTATAGCCTAAATAGTACTGGTCTGCGTTAGGAATGATAGATAATTCAGGTTCTGTTTGAGCAGTACCGTCAACTGAAATAGTAGTGGTGATTTGATTTTTATTTACTAGATTAGTTACACCTGAATAAGCCGTTTCACTTGAACCACTGTGCAGATGGAAATGTGAAATGCTAAAGTTGGTAGGGTTAGTAACTTGGATATAAGCGTATACACCAGCTATTTGTGAGTTAGGAATATCAGATGAAATAGGATTCATAGAAACCGAACCAGAATAATGCCCACCACTTCCAGTAGCGTTTTTAAGCGAAGAGGATAAGAACCAACCAACTGCCATTTTTTGTATATCATCTGGTCTGCCACTATCCTTGGTATATTTTACAACTCTATAAATAGTATAAGTGTCAGTATCATTAGTAGTTTTAGTGTCTTGATTGCTCCAATCAAAAGATATCCATAAATTAGAACCCTTGTGAGCAATGCTATCATCTAATTTATAGAGAAAGTTTAGGTTTTTGTCTGTAATAGTTCTTGCATTTGATGTATCATAAGCAAAGTTTGTATTTTCGGTGTCAATTGCGTTAGGCTTTATTTTTTGAGTAACTCTAGGCATCACGCCCCGGGGGTCACTCATTTCAAATGTAATTGAACTTGAGAAAGAATAGTCACCTTGAATAATTTCTGTTGGTGCAGCGACTTCTGTAATGTGCCCCCAGTAAGTAATTTCGGGGTCTTCGTCAAATTGCAGAGCCAGTTCCATTGTCCCGTCATAAGGACGAACAAATGTTTGTGACAAAGATCTGATTGTTGCATAAAAATCTCTTCGATTTTGTTCATAATCAGTTGACTCTGCAATCCAAGTAAAAGGAATAACAATCTGTTTAGTCCCGTAATTAGTTCCCTCGAATTTTTGTCCATATAAAGCCGGAACGTCTTCCATTTGAGCGGATATTGACGGGGCTATTGGCATAGTAACCTTCCCCATGATTATCCCTAAGTCATCAGATGTAATCTCACCTAAGTTCTCATTATATAGAGAAAAACCTGGAATAGATTCTGTCATGTGTTAATTTCCTTTCTTCTGAAACAATGTACAGAAAAGCGTATTTCAGCTTTTCTGAAAAAACCAGTCTAATAACCGTACATTTGTTGGTGGATTGACTTTTTAAGATTTGCTTTATTGACAACTTGAACGATAGAGTCGCTTGGGACTGCTACCTTTACTTGTTCGTAAGCAACAATCATTTGTTGTGCTAAAGCGATCAATTTGTCCAACTTTTCTTCAATTGCTGAATTAGAATTGTTTGCTAATGCATTAATGTTGGCTTTGTCATTTGAGGCCAGAATAGCTGCTGTCTGACCAAGCAATTCATATTCTCGCTTAGTCTTATGACCGTCTGATAACGGAATTGCCATTTCAGCTCCCTCTTCACCAAAGATAGATGGCCTCTTAGCAATACCACCGTTAGCGTAACGTCTATGTCCTTGAGGACCAGAATGTAGCCAATCCATCTTTCTTGTTCCCCAAATGGTCGTCCAACCAATGGAGTTTCTCCAGTCAGAGTTATTAAAGAATGCTAACAATTGGTCGTAAGGGTTCATGATGTTTGTATGTCCCTTAACAGCGAAAGCCTTAAAGGTTTGAGGTGTGAACTGAAGAATACCACGGGCTTCGTTACCACCAGAGTTCATGTCATGAATCTGCTGAACGATGTTACGTCCGCCTGATTCGTTTTGGATAACGGCTTGCAAATTCTTAATGAACTGTCTTGAAGGGTTGACGTGCATTTCCTTAGCGGCGTCACGAATCATGCTTGGACTAAAAGTGCCACCTACGTTGTCACCGTATTTGTCGCCGTATTTGTCGCCCAATGCTTCCATCATCTTAAAGAAGCCACTACCAACTTCACTCTTGATTAATTTCTTTAGGTTGTTTGATGACCCCTTTGATTTTTTCTTATTGGAAGCGATCTTAGCACCCAAACCTCTGACTCTAGCAAATAAAGGACCCCCATAACCCACAACAGAGTCCAGGGTGTTCATGCCGATGCCTTGTGAAGGTGATTGTGCAGAGTAGAACTTGTTTCCGCCAGCGTATACACCGACGTGTTCGCTACCGCCTTTACCCCAGAATACCAAGTCACCAGCCTTAGCCTTACTCTTAGGAATGTGTTGAGAAACTGAATATTGTGAACCAGAGTAGTGAGGGTAATCAATACCAAATGCTTTCTTTAGGGCATACATTACCAAGCCTGAACAATCAAAAGTAGAAGGTCCAGTTGCGCCCCATACATATTTATGACCATCCCCGAACTTCTCCATAGCTTCAAGAAGTCCGTTATAGCTGCTAGAGCCACCGTCTAGCTTTTCGCCTGCCATGCTCCAAAGAGTTGACCACCAAGTAGAAGACTGTTTCTTGGTTGATTCTTCCAAGCCTTTACCAAGGTTCTTGAAGAAGCCTTTTAGACCGTCAGTAGCAATAGTAAAGATACTGTTAAGCTTCTTGATAGGGTGGTTTACATAGCTTTCAGCAGCGTTATATAAGGCTTTAGTAACACCAGTACCTTTTGCAAAGTGCTGAATACCTTGAGCACTTAAAAGCTCTCTGGTTTCGCTAGCGTTAAGAACTTCGTCACCAGGCTCTAAAACTCTCATCACGTTTCTACCATGAATTAATTCCATAGAGCCTTTAGAAGGTTTCCATACAATTTCTTTGTTACCAGTTGAAGGGCTGTCGTTACCATCGTTAAGCATTGCTAACGTTGGTTTGGTAATAGGCCTTCTTAGTGAACCAAAAGCACCAGTACCTGATGCAAATTTAATTGGTTTGATGGCTGACTTACTGCCACCAAATTGCGCAACAACTGAATCAATACCATTAATAGCCTTGTTGATGTTGTTAACAATTTTCTTAGTGCTGTTTCTAGTGGTACTGTACATGTTATCCAAGACAGTATCCCAATTTTTGTCAAGCTTTTTGCCTAATGATCGCCAGTCGTTGTAGTAATTCTTAGAGAAGTTTTTTGTCTTGTTCTCAATCTTCTTGAGAGTATCTTTTACACTATCTAACTGTTTATCATTAGTGTTGTCTGTGTTGCTTACAATCTTCTTGTTAAGATTCTTCCAAATCTTAGCAATGTTAGCTGAGAACTTCTTAGTGGCAGAATTAAATCTATTAAGTTGCTTAGTGCTCTTTCTCAGCACACCAAACATACCATCAGAACCCATTTGATCACTCAGTGAGCTAGAAATCTTATTGAATTCTTTAGGTATTCTCTTTGACAACCATCGTAATTGCCTGTCTAAGCTCTTTAATTTCTGGATTAGTCTACTTATACCTTTAACACCAGTAGACACGCTAGGAAGACTATATGAGCCTCCTGCAAAGGACTGAACAGTACCATTTGCATATGCAGGAAGTTTACCTACATAGTTACCACTCATTAATCTGGCAGTGTCTTTAGCATTAAGGATGTGCTCTCCAGCTTTAAGATTAGTGAACTGGGCACCCTTCGTACCAACCAATCTAGCATGGTTGCTATATGGTGAGTAGACAAGTTCTTGACCAGCTTCACCGACTAAGGCTACACCGCTCTTAGCTACACCACCGTTAGCATGGGCTTCTACATAGTGTCCACCACTATGAGTTGCCTTCGTTTTAGGTGTTTGGTATTTCGAAGGTGTGGTATTTTTTATAGCCTTTTTAAGAGTTGCGTGGAAATCAAAAGCCTTGCCGACACCGCTCCAAAAATCGTTCCAAGATTTACCAAGGCCTCCCCAAAATGAATCCCAGCTTTTTTGGAAAGAACCTTTAAACTTATCCAAATTCTTTTTAGCGTTCTTTTGGCTAACAAGTTGGTATTTTTCCGACTTGTCTAGGTTTTTCTTGATATCTTTTCTTTCTTTAGTAGCCAGTTTGACAACAGCTTTTTGCTTCTTACTATAATACTTGTAAGAGCTCTTATAAGTTTCTTCAGCTCCGGTTACCGTTGCTTTCTTTGTAGCCTTCGCCTTGGCTACGGCATCTTTGTATTCATCTTCGGTAAACCCTACATGTGAATCTCTAAGTTTTTTAAGAGACTTTACTGTCTCCTTGTACTTATTTTCAGCTGATTGAACAGTCTTCTTCTTAGTCTTGTATGCAGCTTTAATTTCTTTATTAGCGGCATCCGTGGCAATTTCAACTTGCTTTAATGCAGCTTTCTTAGAGATCTTGTAACCCTTACGCTTAAGAGTGTCTAGAGAGCTGTTAAGTTTAGTATTACCTCGTGCTTGCGCTTTAAGAAGTTGAGTTTGAAGGGTGTGTTCTTCTTTAACAAGTTGCTTTTTAAGTTGCTTGGCTTTTTTCGTTCTACCTTGGGCTAATGCTGTGGTATATTGATCTGTTAGACTCTTAACTTTACTATAAGTCTTTTTATATGACTTGGTAATGTTTGCGTTGTTTTTGTCTAACTTGTTCATAGTCTTCTTGCTAATCAAGCCACTATTGAACAAGTTTTTAATAGTCTTCTTATTAGCCTGTTGAAGTTTTTTATTCTTTTTTTCTGTGCTACTAATCAGACTATCAAATGACGATTTTATTGATTTCGCTAAAGCCTTAGCGTCAACCTTTGCTTTGATTGTCGCATTGATTTTAAGCTTTTTACCCGCAAGAACCAAGTTAGGATTTACAATCTTGTTTTGTTTTGCTAACTTGCTTACTGTTGTATGATTCTTTTTTGCAATGGAGCTTAAAGTATCTCCCGACTTAACAGTGTAAGTTTTGCGGATCTTTTTCTTTGTTGGACTAAGGTCGTACTTAGCCTCAAATTCAGCATTCGCTAATGATTCTTGGAAGTTGAAATCGGCAGTTTTTACCCTGTCAACAACTTTTTGTGCTTTTCTAAGTCTTCGCTTTCTCTTCTGTTCTTTTTCGTAATCTTTTTGTTCTTTGTCTAGAAGCCGTTTTGCTCCATAAGAGTCATAATTACCAGAGTTTAAGTCATTGGGGTTTACGTTACCAGTACTAAGAGAGTAAGTATAAGGGGTGTAAGTGCTGGTATGTGAATCAAGCTTAGAATTAAACTTGCCAACGGTTTTTCTTACTTTTTCATTCCCTAATAAAGCACCGCCACCTGTAGAGGCTACGTCATAAGCGACAGAAGCTAGAATAGGATTGCCAGTAAAGTAAGCGGTTGCGGAGGCGGCTATGCTACCAGCTACAGCTTCACCAGTGCCTTTCCATCTCTCGTTTGCAGTCTTACCTGTCATGGATTTATGTATACTTGAAACGAGAGATATACCAGTCTGAACAAACATCCCAGCGTTAAAAAGCTTGCCTAAGATTGATCTGCCAGCAGCTCTAAAAGAAGCTGATTTAGAAGCTTTGTCAGCTCCTTTAGCGAACTTTTCAACTGTTTCAACGCCTTTAGCCTCAGCATTTTTGGCAACTTTACCTGTAGTAGCCACACCTGCGGCTTCAGAAGCCTCTTCAGCAACCTTTTCACCAGTCGTGACGGTCTTAGCTGTTTTTTCAGCTTCAGTTACATCACCAACGGCATTGGTCACATTTTCTTCAGCACCACCTACATCTGATGAACCAGTGTAGGATTCTGACGCTAATTTTTTCTCTTCGGCTAATTTAGCGTATTTTTCAGTTAAAGCTTGAACAGCCGAACCTTCTGTTGATAGAGAAGAAACTACTCCAGTCGCTTCATCTTTGATAGCCTTGTCATGAACCGTGAATCTCATGAGAAGTTGAACAGCTGGCGACATTATCTTTTGGAATACACCAACAGCTCCGGCTAAAGTCATAAACCCTAAACCAATAGCAGTTGTTGCTTCAATGGTTTGACGCATTGGTCTAGGTAAGTCGTTAAATGCTTTAAGAACTTGTTGAGCCACGTGAACAGAGTTCTTTAAGAACGGTTGAACATCTTGCCCGAAGTTTGTTTCAGTAACACTCCAGGTTTGCTTCAAGATCTTTAATTGACCTTGTAGCGTGTTCATGTTCTTTTTAGCTAGTCGGCCAATATAGTCGTTCTTTTCAGCCTTTCGAACTTTAGAGGTTAACTCATCAACGCTTTCTGCCGTTCCTTTCAAAGCAGATTGAGCGTTAGTTAAGAATATACCGGCGGCGTTCTGTCCAGTCTGACCGAAGATTTTGTGTAGCAGGTCAACTTTCTTAGCTTTTGATATTTTTTCGGTGTGTTTAGCTAAAAGCCCGAATATTTGAGAAATACTCTTTAACTTACCAGACTTATTAACAAAGTCTGAAGTCTTTAAACCGACACTTTTCAAAGCTTCCTCGGCGGCTTTAGTTGGTGACGTAAGAGAAGAAATAATCTTACGTAAACCAGTACCAGCCTTTTGAGCTTCCAGACCGTTGTTAGACAGGATACCTAATGCTGAAGCGGTTTCTTCTAGTGAAATACCAGCTTGGTGAGCATACGAAGCAACATACTCCATACCAATCCCCAAACTCTTAAAGTCTGAGGCTGTCATGTCGGCAGCATAGGCGATAGCGTTCAACACTTTCTTTGAGTTTGAGTAAGTGTGGGTTTGTCGCATGTCGAACGCTTCAAGCGTTGCAGCACCTACTTGAGTTACTTCATTGAAGTCTTCACCAGTTGCGGCAGCTGCCTTAACATACTGCCCAAAAGCTTTTACAGCTTGTCCTGACGAATAACCACGCTTGATAAGTTCTTGTTGTCCTTCAGCTAATTCTTTTTGACTTTCACCATAAGTTGAAGCCAAGTCTTTTACTTGTCGCTTCATCTTTGCCATGTTTTTGGTTATTTCAGCAGTGGTTTCTGTGTTTGAAGTAACAATTAAGTTCTTAGTTCTTGTGAAAGTGTTGTTTAAATCAGTGGCAATCTTAGAGCCTTGCACGCCTAAATAGATTAATCCAGCAAGGCCAGCTACCCCTGCAACACCAACACCACGTAAAACAACCCCTAGATTTTCGTACTTCTTAGCTAATCTTACAATAGCATCTGCACGCTTGTTGGTTGAGTTAATTAAAGCTGTGTTCTTGATTAACTCATTAGCTTCATTAGCATTTGAACTTATTCTGCTTTGAATACCGTTAACTTTTGAAGCTTGATTTGCATAAGCAACAGAACTTACGCCCGACTTTCTAGCAGTGGTCTCTAGTAAAGATTTCTCAATCCTTAATTGAGCGGTTAGCTCTTCATGCTCTTTCTTGAGCGCTTTAATACGAACATAGTTCGCTTCATACTGTCTACCTTGACTTTTTAAAGCATTATAGGCAGATTCGTTAATAGCAGTTACGTTCTGTTGAGTGGTTCTTAAAAGGACTAAGCCACTTCTATACTCTGCCATCTTCTTGGTCAAAGAAGAGTATTTAGTCTTTTCTTGTTCAAGCTTTAATTCATATTCAGAAATTTCTTTTTCGTTGTCTTTATAATTTTTATTTAAAGCAACTAAAGCTTCTTTATATGACTTAATTTTAGCCTTGCTGTCGTTTAATTGAGTTGCAAGATGCTTTTGTTGTTCAACGTTAGCCTTGACAGTACCGTTAAAGTCTTTAAAACGTGCATCAAGCTCTCTATATATTTGATCGTGCTTTTTAGCAATAGCCTCATTCTCTTTGACATGAGTATTGTTCAGCTCTATTGCTGTGTTAGCCTTTTCAATTTCTTTAGCGAGGTTTGTATATCTAGCTTGATTTTCTATAATGGCCTTATTTACAAGTTTGTAAGATTCAGACTCTTTCTGACCTTGTTTAGCTAAATTACCTCTAGCACTTGTAAGTCTGCCAATTTCTTTTTTTAACGCCTCTTGCTGAGCTTTATAGAGTTCAATAGCTTTTAGATTTGCACTCGTTTCGCCCTTTAATTGTCTTTGTCGTTCAATTTGCTTCTTAACAAGCTCTTCTGTTTCCTTAAATGATTTGTTAAAATCTTTAAGTCCAGTAGTCTCCAGAGTCTTTTGAACAAGAGCTTCTTTTCTAGCCTTAACTAAAGCCCTCTCTTGTAAGATACTTGAGGCTTGACGCTCCTCTAAATCTGCGAGGTGCTTTGATAAAGATCGATACGCATCAGAATTCTCAATAGTAGCTCTTTTTTCTTTAGCGGCGTTCTTGACAAGGTTTTGTTTTGCTGTTTCAACCCGCTTAATTTCAGCTGCTAAAGTTTTTTGAACTTCTTTGCTATGTTCAATCTGCTTGTCTAGCTGTTTGACCGAATTATCATAGGCGGAACTTACTTTTAACGCATGTTCAAAAGCCTTTTCAGACTCCTCCATACTAGTATTGAAAGCTTCAATACCTAATTTAGAGTGTTCAAGACTGGCATTAATATCAGAAATACTCTTTTTAGTAGCAGCCATCTGAACTTGAGTCTTTTTTAAGGCAGACTCTTGTTGCTTATATTGAACAGTGTTCTCTAGACCACTATCTTTAAGTTCTTTTAGAGTTTTTTCGTATCGCTTAGATTCAGAAACGGCGTCTGAATACTGCTTGTTAAGAAGTTTAAGCTGTTTGGCTTGAGCTTCTGTCTCATTCCCTTGAGCTTTTGCTAACTTAACTTCTTGCTCTAAGACACTTTGTTCTGCCTTGTGTTTTTCGACTAATTCTGAAATGTTAGAGTTGTAAACTTTAACCTTAGCTTGAATTACATCATATTGAGCAGAAACTTTTTTCAGAGTGACTAACTGCTTGTCATATTCACTTCTTGCTCTCGCAACAATGTTGGCATTGTGGTTAGTTGTGTCACTGACTCTTCGGGTTGCCCCGTTAGCATCAGTAACAACCTTGGTCATCTTCTCCCACTCTTCTTTAGCTTTTTCGACAGCGGCCTTCTGAATCTTCATTGCCGCTTCAAGGTGAGCTAAATCGTTCTCTAAAAGGCCAAAGGTATCACCAGCAGCAGCTAGTTGAGTATCTGTAGCCTTCATTTCGTCATTTACATTCCGAAATTGCTTTTTGAGTTCTCTTAAGTTCTTTTCAGCGGTGGAAGTGTCAACACCAACACGGAATTTAATTTCTGCTCCGCTTCCTACTCTGTCTGCCATATATATATTCCTACTCTTTCTTTTTTATATAAATGAAAAAAGCCCTTGATTTCTAATTACCAAGGGCTGAGTGAAGAAACATAGCAAGAGATTTTTTACCGTCTTTTTCGTAGATAGCTTCTTTCTCTTCTTCTATCTGCTCTGGTGAACGTGCCTTTAACCATTCTTGAATTTCAAAGTAATCGGTGTCTTCAAGCTCGTTTAAAGAACCATAACCGTTTTGGCTTAACTCTAACTCTAAATATCTAGTATATTCTAGAAGTTCTTCATAAGTTATTTTATCTTTTGTCGTCAGAAGAGTTTAGAGCCTCTTCAACCTCTTCTTCATCGAATCCTTGAATAAACATGATTACCTTTGAAAACAGGTCAACTTGCTCGTCCAGTTCCATGTCGTCTAAAATTTCTTGATGTTTCTTGTCTAGCTTAAAAGTTCTAATCAAGAAGTCGGAAACAAGTTCCTGTGACTTCAGATTGTTTTCAAGCATCTTCATATATTTAGTTGCATCGTCAATGTTTTCGTCTTCCATAACCTTAGTGACTTCAGCTTCAAGTTTATTTTCTTGAATCTGAGTTGACAAGGCGTCCTTATACATCCTAGTAGTAACAGTCATGAAATATGGGGTCTTCAGACCCAACTTGTCGGCTTCTTTAAATTTTCTTTGCATAATATTATAACACTCTTTCTATATAAAATATGTCAAAATGTACACAAAGGAAACATTTGTTTCCTTGTGATAATCAAGATTATCTTGATTAATGACCAAGACTTGAAACTACTGAAGAACCAGTGGACGGGAAGATGAAAGCGTCCCACTTGTTTTGATTGAACTTAGCATCACCTGAGTTGATTTCTGCGTAAGCCTTTCGGTCTGAAATACGTGGAGAAGCATTAAACGTGAATGATACGGTTGCTTGTTGCTTGCTTTCGTTGTTGGTTTGCAGGTCGTGTTCAACTGGTGAGAACAGCCCCTTCAAGAGAGCAAAGTGAAGGTCATTCCCGTCCCAGTCAGTTGAAACAAGTTCAACGGCGCAGTATGGAGCTTTGTTATCTGCGCCCAGAGTTGCAATGCCATTTTCGTCTACAGTGTAACCGTTCAAAACGTGAAGAACTTCCATTGGGAAGTCGTTAAACGTCAAAGTTGCACTTGGGTTACCAACACCGTTTCTAACAGTGCTAATCTTCATGTTAGAACCGTAAACGTCAGAAGAGTTAGGTGCCAAACCAGTAATGTTACCAACAGTAATACCACGAGCAGTCTTTTCGTCTGCCTTAAAGATACCATTAGTTACACCATTACTAAAAGAGCCAAAAGCCGTCTTATTTACCTGTTCATTAGAATCCAGCACTGCAATACGTGCATACTTTACACCAAATGAACCAATGTTTGAGTTAGTTGCCATATATTATATTCTCCATTTCTTATAGATAATTTATCGAAGTGTGTATGTGATAGGTTGAATAAATTTGTTCTGTGTCAGGGGCTAAGTCATGACCACCACCGAGAGTTCTGGACCAACCTTTTTTCTCATGTAGGTAGTCCAAAATCGGTTTTTCTATATCTCTATAGTAGTCATAATAGACCGGGCTTCCGTCATCATCTGTTAGAGGTGACACGTCGCTCTCATTAGGGTAAAAGAATTGAACTTGAGCGGTAGCCACTTCTTCCTGTGCTTGGTTAGAACCATACAAATTAGGCTGTATTGCTATTTCTCTGATAAGAATGATAATCTTATTTAGTTTGTTACCATTAACGTTTCTAGGCACGCCATAAGAATAGACTTGCTCTTCATCTAATTCGTTAAGAAATAGGGGGTTAGACTTATGTTCTAATATCCAAGCAACAATATCTTGTTGAATGTCTTCCGCAACAGCCATATATTACCTCCAAGTCCCTTGACCAAACTTTTTAAGGAATATAGCGTCAGCTTCAGCTTCAACAATCTTAGCAATTTCTGGCTGCTTAGATTGAAATTCTGGAATTGCTTTTCTTTCCCACCAAAACTGGGCAGGTTGCCGATAAGTACCATTATTTGTCCATGCGGCCAAAGGATAGTAAGCAGATGTCCAACCAACTAAAGAATAAGCTCCCACACCATTTGTACCATTAGACCGTGAAGAAGTAATAGTAACAGCTTCGTCTAAGTGCTTATCTCTGTCTACACCATAAAGTTTCATGCTGTGAGGTGCAGTCATGTGAGGTGCATTCTTCTCAAGAATCTTCTTAGCCTCTTCTGCGCCAGCTTCAGTCATATGTTTTGCTTCAGTGGCAGTGAAGATGTCAGTCATAATAGCGTTGTCAAGTTTTAAACCATTAGGTGACGTGTAAGAAATACTCCAACGCTTGTTTTTTGGCATGTTAATCACCCTTTCCTTCTGGATAAGCTGAAATATTACCGTTCTTCTCTACCAATCTTAGAGAAATTAGATCATATGTTACCAGATTACTCTCATCTGACGTAACATAAGACACACTATAATATCTCCCCTTATAAAAAGCTTGAAAGCTTTCGTAATTGATGTCTGGATGATGTCTAATTGCTAGAACAATAGTATTTTGAAAATCAGTGCCCTGGATTGAAGTTATGTATCTTTCAGAAAGTCTGTACGGAGCACAATGAAGAGTGATTTTAGGTACAAATTTGCTAACATATCTCCCTGGTCTGGTCTGGACTTTGCCGTTGGGATTTCCTAAGACCACCTTCTCATGGTAGCGCCAAAGTTTTACTGTATTTGTCATTGTCAGATTTCCGTTCTTCTAAAATAATCAGCGATCACATTAAATGATCCCCTGTAGAGTTGAGACCCTGTTCTGCGTTGCGTCTCTTCGCTTACCCCGTCTCGGTTCAAATAAGCGTGGGTGGCCTGTTGTAAAACCAGCTCGTCTGTAATTTTCTCTATTTCGCTAGTGTTGTATCCAAGGTCTTCGGTTTGCAAATAATTCTTAACGTAAACCTTTGCGACATCAAGCAGAGATTGAAGATAATCATCTTCATCGGTACTAAAACTATCGGCATTTAACTGATTTTTAAAATCTTTCAAGGTGACACTCAAAAAGCCTCTTCTCCTTTCTTTTGAGATTGTGTGTATTAGTTGCGCATGCTAATTGCGATACTCATTTATTAGCTTTTCAATCTTTTTAGCCATCTCATCACCAAACTTGACTCTTGTCTTTTCGACACCATTTTCGTCCGCATAACAAAACCAGCAACCTCCAGTTTTGTGTAGTTTACCTTTGGTGACTTTAGTAACGTTTGTTATGTAAACACCAAGTTGTCGTGCAGCTTCACTTTGTGACTCAAACCATAAAACTTTAAAGCTATCTAAGTTAATCGCAATCACTGGCCGCCCAGATACTTCTACGGGTGACGTTCCAAAATTCTTTTTGTAGTCATTGTTGTATTGGCGGGTACACCATTCGAGATTGCTTACGGCGTTGTTTGTCGGGTTGTTGTCTTTATGGTTAACCTCTGGTAAGTTATCGGGATTGGGGATAAAACAGGTGACAACAATGCGATGAACGTATAGGTTAATTATTTTGTTGTTCATACTGAACACGACATATATGTAGCCTCTGTTGCTAAGTTGTTGCTTTAAAACTCTACCTTTGATTAATCTTTTACTTCCGTTTTTACCCCGCACATAATGATCTTTTGTCCTAACTTCGCCGAACTGATTGACCTCGACAAATGGAAATTCTGGGTAAGTCTTCCAAATAGTTTTTTCTGTATTTATCATATTTTCTATGCTTCTTTCTATAATTCGTGATAATCTACTTATTTTTGTGAATACCACTCATTATAGCACATGTCCTAGGTTCGTTTCATGCAGTTTTTTATGTACACTACCTATAATAGGTAGTGAAAAGATATTATCATCTTTTAATAATCAACAAATTAGCGAGCGGTGACGAAACCATAAGGGTCGACGACTGCACCGTCGCCATGGCTGTTCAAAACAACAAGTGCCCCGTCATGAACAGCTTGAGTCGTATCGTCAGTGATAACATCAAGTCTAGTATCTGAACTATCCGTTACGACGTAGCTTCTACTCATGTTACCAAACACAATTTGTTCATCAGCGTCAGCCAAAGCGTCCGTTACGTAAATTGGGAAGCCCATCAAAGTTTGAACGCCACCGTTTGAAGGAACGTTACTCTTGAACAGCAGGTAAGCACCGTCACCGTCCTTCAACTTAGAAATAACGTTGTAAACAGCACGAGATACATACCAAGCAGCCCCTTCCAAGTAGCTTGGGTTAATTGAGTTCTTAATGTCGATAAGTTCTTCAACAGTTGGCGTCTTAGGGGCCTTAAGAGTAATTCTTTGAGCTCGGTCGTTGTTACCCAGGATAGGCTTGAAGGTCTTTTCTGGGTGAGACTTATCACCAACAAACATAGCACGTTCAACAGCGTAACCAGCAGCTGCGCCTACACGAGAAATTGCGTATTCAAACAGGTCAATAGGCGTCATGTCAAGCATCGTTCTAGTAAGTTGAAGTTGAGCACCAATACGCTTGTCAGCCAGAGTTACGTAATCAAACTTAGTATTTACGTGTTTTGCTTCTTCCATTTCACCAACGAAACCAGCCTTGGCAACGTCAGTTTCACGTGGAACTTGCAAGAAGCCGTTTACTGAAGGTACGTGAGTAGCTTGAGCCCATGCAGGAGATGCTTCACGCATACGTTGAATAATGGTTTCAGTAGTGTAAGCAGGTTCCAAACCACCGTTCTTACCAACTTCTGAAGTAATGTCAGCAGCAAACCGTGCGGCCGGTGAAACTGAACCTGGAGATGAAACTGATGAGCCAGCAACGCCAGTACCTTCTTCACGTACTTCGTACTTGCTTGCCAATTCTCGTGCAATGTCACTTGGCTTCTTGCCGTGAACTCTCATTGCAAACGCTTCTGATTCAATGTTACGACGAATTTCTAACTTTTCTTCCTTGTTCATAAATTCTCTCTTTCTATTCTGTAACTTATTTTCGGATACATATTGTCTATCTAAAGAACGAATTTCTTCGTCTATTTGATTGATTGAATTAAAAAGCTCTTTGATCTTATCTTCTTTTTCTTTATTAAGACTTCTCTTTTCTTCATCATCTTCAAATAGATCATTAAATTGCTTGTACAATTCGTTCTTTTTTTCAATTAATGCTTTCTTATTCACTAATGGAACAGCTCCTTCAAGCTATCAATGATTGACTTGATTTCTTGTTGGTGTTCGTCCAGTGATGCTTGTTGAGGTTGGTCTGAAAGTGATTCTCGGTTTTCTTCCTTGTCTTCTTCCTTATCCTCGGCTTCAGACTTTTCTTGGCCTTCCTTCTTTTCATCTTCGGCAGGCTTTTCTTCAGACTTTTCTTCAGGCTTTTCAGCCTTTTTTTGTTCTTCTTCTACTTGCTTATCTGCATTAGTATCAAGGTCATCTTCATCTCTGCTATCTTCAGTAGGGACTTCTTCCTTGGTTGCAGGTTGAGCAAATACAGAACTAATTTTAGACAAAATATTTTCATCAAGCTTAAGAACGATAACGTTGCCAGAAGTAGCCTTCTGTTGAGGAACTTCCTTTTGTTCTAAACGTTCTTCAGCAGGCTTTTCAGTATCTGCGTCTTCACGCTTGTTCAATTCTTGCTTGCCTTGTTCAATAAATGATCTAATTTCGTCAGACTTCATTTCTTCAAAGTTCATATTTAAATTGTTTTCTCCATTTTTATCGGTATTAAATTCACAATTTGAAACATTAAAGCCACGCTTCTCAAGTTCAGCAAATACTTCTTGAGTATTGCGTGCTTCAATATTAGTATCAAGATAAGCAGGAAATCTAACGGCAGAAACTTCCATTAAGTCTAAAGAATCAACTTTTCTTAACGGATACTTGTGAGCATTTGCATAGCTGAAATCCATACTTGCATGTTTTACTCTAAAACCAAAGCTCATTTTACCCATGATACCCGACTTAATAAGTTCGTAAGCATCTCTGCCATCGTTTGTGTTAACGATATGTGCTCTCATATGAAGTCCTACATCGTCAACGTTTAACTCCAATGAGCCGTTGTCTGTGGTAGCCAAAAGCTTCTGTGGATCATGATCTGCATACAAGTCAATAGGCTTACCATCTGGTCTATTATTGATACTATCAACAAATGCTTGGGGGTCAATAGTTTCATAAAAGAATTGAAGTTGACCATTACTGTCAGGTCTACCAATAACCTTACTTATGTCACCAGCCTTATTGACATAACCAGAAACCGTCAAATCATTGTCGTTAAATTCAAAGTTTTCAGATCTTAACTCTAAAACTCTTTGTTCTTCGTTATTCTTCACTTTCTTCTTGTTCACTTCCTACTTCTGGATTCTTGTTCAAATCTTGTTCTTGTGCTAGATTGTCTTTTGGGGTATTAACACTTTCTTGTGGAGTGGAACTGTCGTTGACCGTACCATCACCATCTTTTGTTCTGATTCCGTTTGATAGAATCTTACCCGTTTCAACATTCATCACAATACCCGTGTTAGGGATAACAAGATTTTGATTGTCAGGGTAGTACAAAGCAGAGCCAATAGTCATATTTACAAAGTTGTTGTGATCCTTGTCAGTTGAGTAACCAAAACGATTTCTAGCTTCTGAATATGAAATGAGCCCACGCTTGTAAAGGTCGCCATAAGCTTCAACCTTTTCTTGCAAAGTGTTTTGTAAGATTAAACTTGTGTCAAAACTCCAATAATACCCCTCATCTTTTTCAGATTCCAAAAGAAAAGAAGCGTCAAAAGCAGATTCAATTTGACCAATAATGCCTGAAATAGGGTGTTGGAAGAATTGAATGTTGTTTTGTTCATTGGAATTATATTTGTTAGCATTAGCGTTAATCATTGTTTCTGGGATTCCCAACAAACGGGCAATATCAGAAATAATATTTTGCTTACTACTAGTAAGTTCCATGTCATCAGGGTTGGAACTTAACGCCTGGTAACTAAACCCTTGAGGTAAGAAGATCGTTCTACCAGCCGAACCAGAACCTGAGTACAGGTTAGAAAAAGCGGTTTTAAAAGAGTCAAAAGCTTCTTGCTTCATAGGGTGGTCAGAACTAACAATACTTGAAGGTGCACCATTATGAGCTAATAACTGATTTTCATATTCGATTTGCTGTAAAGCAAGCTCTAAAATTCTGCGCCCCTCAAACAACAGACCTCTACCAACTATACCATCCAGGCTTTTTCTAGCTACGTTAATAACTTGGTAGTCTTCAAATTCAAAGTGACCAACAGTGGAGTTAAGCTCATAAACACCCTGTCTAGTCAATCCATCATCTACGCTTACTTTTGAAAAAATATGAGTCTTTTCTGGCTCTAGTAAATACAATCCTTCAACGGTATTGTCGTTTTCCTTAGTTTTCTTTACGGTCACTGCATTACCATAAAGAAGATAGTTCTTAACTAGTTCGTACTTGTACTCGTGAGCGTCCATAACGCTGTTTGCTTGAGCATTAACTAGCCTCAATCTGTAATCGTCTGTAACTTCTACAGGTGTACCATCTTCCGCTGACTTGTAAAGCTTTAAGGGTAAATTGGCAATCGTACTGCAAATGATATCCAACCCGTCTGAAAAGGCTGGAATAGTTAAAGCAGACTCCTCTGAAATAACAACTTGACGACCTTTTTCCTTACTAAAAGAGGCGAAGATAGGTGATTTTGAGCTTCTATCTGGGATATAATCGTAAGACTTATTTTGTTTTGTTGGATTGCCTGATGCAGGCTTCATTATCCGACCAAAAAAATCACTAAATGCTGATATAAGCAAAACACCTTCTTTCTAAAATACAGTAGCGCCTACATTTCCCCATGCTATGCTTTCAACTTCATCAAATTGATACAAAGCCATTGCGTCAACGAGTGATGCCACCATGTCGATTTTCCCTTTCGACTGTTTTTTGTTCAAGAAATAACTCATATTCATGTCTGTTACCATTCTTGCGTTTAAGAAATTTTGTTTTAGCATATCATTCTTCTCAAAAGCAAACATCTCATTTTCAATAGCCTCTCGTAAAAGCTTTGTGCCGGGGTAAAGCCCGCTAACGTTCTGTGGTACTTCTACGCCAACATAGCCTTCACGCTGAAATCTTGCTACGCTTGAACGTGCGTTCCATTTGTCGTAACCGAACTTTTCAATAATCACACCATAAGTTTTCTCCAAACCAAGGAAAAATTCCTCGGCTTCACCATAGTCAATGGTTACTTGTCCCATTGGAATAGACCAACCTTTTTGGGATGCCAAATGGTAGTCAATAGATTCGATCTTGGATTTTTCAGTTTCCTTTTCTTTAGGATAAAATGACCATGACTTAGCAACAAATTTATTCACACTATCATCATAAGTTACCATTGAAAGTCCGAAGTTGTCGTTTGATTCCGCAAAGTCCAAGCCTACATAAACATGTCTACCTGACCAATCGTAATCATTAACTACGCAACGGTCAAGTTCTGTTTCGGTAACAAACTGTTCACCAGCTTTACCATCAACAAAGATGTTCATATGCTTTGTCAAAAAGTTTTGCCTTTCGGCTGGATAAATAGCTGCGTTATCTCTCTTCTTAATTAAATATTCTTTTGTTTCTTTAATGTGTTGGGCTAATGGATTGGCCTTTAACATTTCCACGTCGTCAGTTTTCCAGTCTTCAGGTCTATCTGGTCTATAGATTAATGCAAAGTATCGTGGATCATACAGTTTCCCGTTATCTTCATTAATCTTATCTTCTGCCTTTTCTATTTCTTCTGTCATTGGATTAGACAAAGTAGTATAAGCAGTAGAAATAATAATACCCAACTTATTAGGTATCAAAATTTGACCTGACCGCATAGCTTCAACTGGATAGTTGTTAGGTAAAGCACCAGTTTCGTCACTAAGAAAGACACTTGGTTCACGGCCATCCAAACGGTCGTTTGAGTTTGCTAAGTTTTCAAAGTCTGATTGCTTAGGTACACAAGTAATTTCCTTTTTGGTGACTTTAAAATATTTTAAAAGTGCCGGACTAGAGTCTAACAATTCTTCAATCTGTGCCTTAATCATACCTGATAATTCTCTGTCAGGTGCAACCGAATAGAAGTGAGAATATTTAGGCTCTAGCAATAATAACAAGATAAAGATTATCGCACTCAAGAACGTTTTACTGTTCTTACGTGCAATTAACATGGTAGCTGTTTGGTATCTTCGGATAGAGTGGTCATCTTTCGTTTTCCAACAAAGGATATTAACGATAAAAAACCACTGGAAACCAACCAACGAAGAATAAACAGTTTTACCTCTAGCCACACCTTTAGCCATATTAATCAGTTTCAAGAAACTGTTAATTCTAGATAAAGTTTTGAGGCTAAAATACCAATCACCTTTGTTATTCTTTTTTACCTCTTTAATAAATTGTTTGCATACAATGTAAACGTCTTTACCAGCAATTTCTTTAGGTGATTTTATCTTCTTACCTGACTGTTCTTTTTCATAGTAGTCAACAACGTTTTGAGCGTAAATGTAAGCAGGGTGGTTTTTTAATTCTTGTAAAAGGGTCTTATTCCTCGTCATCGTCATTCATTAAGGCTAAAATATCATCGTTAATCTTTTCTCTGTTTTCCAGAGTCAAAGATGATAACTGTGCCCTAGCACTTGGCGATAGACCATATTGCGACGCCATCTTATTAAATTCTTGCATGTAATTGCGTTGAATAGTAATCAAAGGGTTCGCCTTATAAACAGGACCGTTCTTTGTTTCTATTTCATTTAAATAAGTAACTGAGCCGTCCGCATTTAGAAGCTTGTTGTGAGTTCTTTCGATGTTTGCAAGCAGCATGGATACCATACCTAAGCCGTATCTGTCAATATTACCGTAGACTTCCTCATCAACGAATTGCAAGACTTCAAAGTAATATCGTTTTGCCAGTGGGTCACCGTCTAACATTCTGGGCGCTGTTTCTAGCAAGTCAGAATCTCCTTTGAGCCGCTTTTCATCTTCAGCTCTTTTCTTTAGATCAGCCTTGCTATAGCCATGTCCTTCGGTAGATGCTGCGGGCTTCTTATGTCTAGCCGTAAAAGTCCCTCCTTTCCCTAAATTACATAATCGTCAAATAAATTTTTTCTGTTCTCTGGACTCCATTCGAAGTCAAGTCCTCGTAAACCTAAATAGTTATTGCAAGTCTGACAAAGAGTAACACAATTATTAACATCATACATAAGCTCGGGGTGAAGGGCTCTAGGCTGAATGTGTTGAATGGTTAAATTTGTATAGGTATGTTTATGCAATTTAATCAGACAACGCTGACATTCACCACCATCCATCAAAATTATCATCTTCCTAAATTTTTTCCATTTGTTAGACGTTAGCTCTTTAGCCGTGCTCTTTTCGTTATGATATTGTATTCTATCTCTTTTCATCTTTGCTTTAATCTGTACAGGACATTTGTGGTGGGTTCTATCCACAAGTTTTCCGCAGGTAGAACAAATCATTAAGTCTTGTGTCATTTTAAACCATCTCGTTTAGATTGACTAATTCCAACTCATTTTCATTGTTATACAGGATATTTCCGCAGTAAACGCAACAAATATATTGTCCTATTTCAGATTCATTAGGCTGAGAACATTTTGGGCAAAGTAATTCCAAACCTATGTTCCCCCCTCTACAAAATAAAAGCCTTAACACACATATGTTAAGGTTTGAGTAAAACCAAGGTGGGTATCGCACCCCACTAAAAAACCCTAAAGGTCTTGGCTGAGATTTAGAAAGGTAAAACCAATGTTAAAACAGAAGCAATTATACTTTACACAATAAGAATAGCTTTAAACGGGCACGACATCTTATTGATTCTAAAATATATATTATTTTATATAATATTTTACATAAAAAATCAAATAACCTTACTCCACCAAGGGAATAAGGTTATGCAAAATTATTTTTTTCTGGATGCAATCTTTACTTTTTCTTAATAAATATTGTTAAAAATCGGTTTGATGTTTGACAATTTTTACCGTTTTCTGTTTTTAACAGACAAAACAAAGTCTGGAGTAACCATTTGCCAATCTTTTCTCAAAGTAGGTAAATTTTCAACTACAACTCGAATTGTTTTGGCATTTGAACGTTTATAATCTTCTGGATCACGCTCAAAAAGCAGTTTCTTAGCGTTTTTTCTACTAATATTCTTTCTTCTAGCAAGAATTGCGGCTCTAGTTAACCAGTCTCGATGTAATTCTTCGTCCTTGAATATCATCTTTTTGGAATAAGTGCCGTAATGGAAAAGATATTTTTTAAAATAGTCCTGTCTAACTGTTCTTTTGGCTTTTAGTTCATTCCATCCAGTCTTAACCATAATGTGCTTTATAAGATCTTGCCAAATATCAGACAAAAATACTGTCGTTGGCTGTAAATAATCTAATTCATTTGAACTCCAGTCGAAATAAACGTTTAAGAAGTCAACAACCCACTCTCTAGGGGTATAATCCTCGTAATCAGTTGATACAATTACTCTTGAGAACGTATCATCAAGCCGTTGTTGTTCGATTTTGTCGTTGGATTTGATACCTTTGCGATGTTTCAAGTAAACAATTAGGCTCAACCATTTCTCTTCTGATAAATCTTGAATAGAATTTTCTAAAAGATAAAGCGCCAGCTTCAATTGGTCGCTTTTGTTTAATGTCTCTACTAATTTTAACGTGTTTTCATAACTGAAACCTTCAACCAACTTATTTTCTTCTTCATTAGTGGCGTAGTCACCATCAAAATAGTTGTCAAAGTCCATGTTACTTACCATCGTGCATGCTCTTGTCTGATTTGTAGGCCGCCCAGAGCACAAAAGGCATTACAAATAAGCCAACCAAGCCGACAAGAAGTCCCAAAGCAGCTCCCAGTGGTGGAAATACGATAAATAAGATTAACAAGACCCATAAAAATTCCATGATTACTACACTTCCTATTTTTGTCTATTGTCAACATCGTGCATGGCTTTGTGAATATCGATCATGTTAGCCACAAAGACTATAATTATAGCCAACGGAATTGCAAAAATACCAAGAAGCAGACCAAATCCTATACCAAAAGAAGGAAATAAAATTAAAAGAATTAAAAGGTACCACAAATATTTCTTCACAATAATCACACTTTCTAAATTTCTTCTCTAGCTTCGATTAGAAAAACTAGCTCCATTATTCTGTCTTCGTTACCAGAGCGCAGATCTCTTAAAGCATCTTGAACCATCAACAGATACTTAGAAGGATTTTGATTACTTACTTTGTTCTGCTCTTCGTCAATTTTCTTTAAAAGTTCCAAGAGTGAAGTATCACAATGCAAATCTGTCTGATCTCTCCAGATGTGATTGACAAAGCAAACGTGCCCTTCAACAGGAACTAACTCTAAGAAACAGTTTAGAGGATAACCAAATTCCTCTTCTAGAGTGTGATAGTCAACTCTAATTGTCTTTTCTTTGTCTTGTAAATAAATGTATTCTGGTTGAAAATCAACCTCTTCAACTAAATCTTGTACGCTAATCATTTTAACCTCAGTTTTAAATCTTGATATTAACCTTTACATCTTCTATTGTAACATATCTCTGATGATTGTCAACAACTTTTTAAAATTTTTTCTTGTCAACAAAGACAGCGTTCGAAATTCTAAATAATTCTTCTTTCGTTTTTTCAGACATAGATTGGAAATTGTCGTCCATAAGTCTCTGAATCTCGTTTTGCTTCATGTTTGTTCTCCTTTCATTTGATATGACTATTGTATAACACAGAAAAACAAAAATCAAGTGCGTTTTTTAGAATTTTTAAGGTTGCGAATTTCGAATCGTGTGCTATAATGGACAGCAGAATCTAAAAACTAGACAGATAACACAGAGATGGCTCTGTAATGCTCTAGAATGCCCTATAAGACGTTCTAGATATGTCACGTCTGTTATTATTTACCTTATATTAGAACCTTTAGGAAGGCTTTATTTGACGCTAGGAGGCGTTTTTATGTGTATTACCGACAAAAATTTTTACTCTAAAAATGTTCAATCTGGATTTTAAAAAATTTGAAGTGCGTGCGCCATTGACGAGCGTTTGGCGTTTTTTCTGAGAGTTTAAAGGGGGGGATAAAAAGTTACACGTGAAACGCCCAGCTCAGTTTTTTACAAATGTAAGCGCTTCAAAAAAATCCAGAATGTGTTCCACGTGAAACAGCAATCCAATTTGAAAGCTCTTACAAAAAATTTTAGATTTTTGTTTCACGTGAAACGTGTTACATATGAAAAACAACTCAAAAAATATTACACGTGAAACCATAAAAATATGAGAAATGTTCCACGCGAAACCATCCAGCCACTTTACTACTTACTAAAAGTAAGCTAACATAAAGCTCTCTAAGCCCTTTAAAACACCTATAAAGGCAATCATGCTTAACCGCCTAGAAACGCTCTAAAAGCCTTTTAAGCGCCTTAGCAAGCAAGACAAAGCAAGACAAGACAAAGCAAGACATGCAAGTAAGACAAAGCAAGCAAGACAATGCAAGTAAGACATGCAAGTAAGACATGCAAGTAAGACATGCAAGTAAGACAAAGCAAGCAAGACAATGCAAGTAAGACATGCAAGTAAGACATGCAAGTAAGACAAGCAAGACAGACAAGCAAGTAAGACATGCAAGCAAGACAAGCAAGTAAGACAAAGCAAGTAAGACATGCAAGTAAGACATGCAAGTAAGACATGCAAGTAAGACAATGCAAGTAAGACATGCAAGTAAGACATGCAAGTAAGACAAGCAAGACAGACAAGCAAGTAAGACATGCAAGCAAGACAAGCAAGTAAGACAAAGCAAGTAAGACATGCAAGTAAGACATGCAAGTAAGACATGCAAGTAAGACATGCAAGCAAGACAAGCAAGTAAGACATGCAAGTAAGACAAAGCAAGCAAGACAATGCAAGACAGACAAGCAAGCAAGACAAGCAAGTAAGACATGCAAGTAAGACAAGCAAGTAAGACATGCAAGTAAGACATGCAAGTAAGACAAAGCAAGTAAGACAAGCAGATCAAAGCAAGACAGACATGCAAGTAAGACAGAAAAAAAAGCACAAAAAAAGCCTAGCCAAATGCTAGACCTTTTTTGATTTTTTGATCTTTTTTACAAAACGKAAAAAAACGGGCTTAAAGCCCGTTTTAATAGAAGCGTCACTCTTGCCCATAATCTTCAAGCAAATAACGACAATACTCCTCAAACATAGCTACAACTACGACCCAGGCATTCTTTTCAGAGTTAGGAGCATAATCCCATTCTGGGAAAATCTCCCAGGGGTTGAGACCCCGTTCACTCACTAAATCCTCTAGCCAAGCATCGCAATCTGAACGATACCGATCATAGAGTTCAGAGGTTTCTCTGTAGTAGGTGAAGGCCGTCTGGCCGTACTTTAGAGTATCCTCAAGATACTCCCGTAAGTCATAGCCTTCAGTCTGATCCTTGATGGTTTCCTCAAAGACTTTTACAATTTCTAAATTAGACATTTTAAAACCTCCTGTTTTTAGTACTCTAAACCATCTAATAAGTAGTAACAATGACCCTCAAACATAAAGACGATTACGAGCCATTTATTAATTTCGGAATCCGGGTGGATATCCCATTCTGGGAAAATCTCCCAGGGGTTGAGACCCCGTTCACTCACTAAATCCTCTAGCCAAGCATCGCAATCTGAACGATACCGATCATAGAGTTCAGAGGTTTCTCTGTAGTAGGTGAAGGCCGTCTGGCCGTACTTTAGAGTATCCTCAAGATACTCCCGTAAGTCATAGCCTTCAGTCTGATCCTTGATGGTTTCCTCAAATTCTTTAATAATTCCTAATTTTTTCATTTTTTTCCTTTCATTTACTCATCCAAACCAGACTCATAGCAGAAATTTTCATAATCAAGATCATCAAGATCTTCATCATTGTTAAATCTTGATTTAAGAAAATTCATAAATTTTTCCTTGTTGTCAGTTAAGACGAGAACAAGCTCACTCGCCCAACAATTTAAATATTTTTCCTTTACGAAAACATATTTTCGTCCTAAAATTGGGCGACCGCTTGACATCTTAATTTTCCAATCAGTGTTATTTACTACAAACGCAAATTCATCCATTAGTGAACCTTCAAACCACTGACCAACAAACTCACCCCCGGTCCACTTAACGAGGTCTTTATAAAGTTGATCAGCTTGTTCATTATTAATTGTTAATTCCATATCTTTTCTAGTCATTTTTGTATACCTCCTATATTTATTAGATCACCGACTTTTGATTAAGTCAAGCACTTTTTTATTTTTTCTACCCGCCCGCCCTTAATCTTTAACTATGTTTAGTATAACAGAATTAACTTTGAAAATCAACCATTTTTTAAACTTTTTCGCAATTATTTTTACCGCCAAAATTTCGTTGGCTTCAGTTGCCCCCGTTTCTGTAGCATTTCTACATAGTCAAGTTCACAAGCGTAGCAGCCTACTTCATTGTAAACTTTTTCCTCAACTGATCCAGGAATCAACTTGACAACAGAGTAGTTAGCGCCGTCATGATCGAAATAGTCAAAGTGAATCATCTTGTCATCACCGACATAGATTTTAATGTCATCACTTGAAACGAGAAATTCATCTAAGTCTTGAATCAAGCGGTAACCGATCTTACCAGCGTATGGTTGCCAATCACCATAGAAGGAGTCTCTTTCTGAAATTAACAGAAAGTTATTCACGCTGGTATGATAGCGTTTTTCGTACCGATCAATGAAACTTTCCATTTCTTCTAAAAATTCATTCCCAAAATCATCAAATACTTCTTCACTATAGACGGTAGTATCTAACCAAGTTTCCATTTTTTACCTCTTTCTTTCTTAACTTTATATTTTCATTGTACAGCCTATTTCATAGGTTGTCAACCACTTTTTTATTTTTTTACTTAAAAAATTTATCAGG